TTAATACTTGTCGTTCAGCGCAGCCCTCAACATCGCGGATGTCCGCCATGCTTGAAAAGTCAGCCAAAGCCCGGCAGCAGCAAGCGCCACTCCAACAATGCCCAGAGCATATGCATCCCAATGTCCGGGCGCGGACCTAGCTGACGGCCCAAGAGATGAAGCAGCGACAAACAATGTTCCCATCGCGCACGGAACCATGAAGCATGCAGGCAACAGCCAGTTTTGGCCGAGAAACTGGTTTGTTCGTTCGATGTGGACCGCCTTGCCAACCATTCCTGTCGCATCGCGCATATGGCCGACCACGGTTATCTTATCTCCCTCCGCGATGGGAAACGTCTCCTTCTGGAGAACGCCGAACTGGACCTGATATTCAATGGGCACGCTCGTAACCGTAAAACGACCGGTATGAATCGAGCCGTATTTGCCCCGCGATTCTCGTGTCACGTTCAGGTTCTCGACCACGCCGGACAGGATCTCTAGCTTTGCCATCGTCATCTGGTAACACGGTCGCATTAAGATCGTTTTACGAGATTTGCCGCTAGCTTGTTCAGCAGAGCAATGAATTCGCCCAGCTTGTCATGATAGGCTGTGGCAGACCCAACGTAACCCATGCGGCTTACATTACTTCATTTTATCATTCTTCGACCCCTATGTGATTGGATCAAGCTAACTTCGGTCTAAACTGCCGGGCCACATTGCGCTCCCCCCCGCCTGAACTCCACCATGCCTTTGCCCCTTAAGGCTGATCCCACCCGCAACCACATCGCCATTGGCGGTAATGTCGCCGGTGGCGCGGACCGTTTCCGCGTCCAGCGTGAGGTGGTGGCCTTGATCGTGGCCGTGGCGCCATCGGGCAGGGTGGCGGCCAGATGGTGGGTTTCGGGATCGTAAGACAGGATCGCGCCATCGGCGAAGGCGATCAGCTCGGCCAGCGTGTTGGCGGGGGCCGGGTTGTTGTCATTGTTGAGGCTCGGCACTATCGCTCAGTTAAAGCTGATCTTCGCGATAGTGTCGGGTTGATTGTATAAAAAACTCATATAAAAAGATGGTCTCGGTTTGGCCGATTGAGCCATCGGGATCGCATGTGGCGGTGTCTGCGCTGGGGGGCGCGGGCACCGCCATATCATTATGCCTATTCGCCGATCCCTTGGCCCCAATCATGCGCGGCGCGCGCATAGGCCCAATCGGCGTCACAGGTCAGCCAGTCGGAGCGGGTGATCCAGACGCGGGAGATGTCCGCCATGATGGCGTCGGGGGCGGGGCTTTCAGGAAGTGCGGGAGGGTCGGCCTGAACGGGGCCGGGGCGATGGGGTGTGTTTTGGCGCACCCCGTGATCAGCAGCATAGGCAGCAAAGCGGCCATTGCCGCCAGCGGCAAGCGCGGTGTGGTTCGTGTCGGCATGGGCGGCATCCTTGTTCGATTGGGCATTGGCGGCGCGTGCGGCCGCCAAGATGCGGGCGTTTTGAGCATCCCATGAGGTTTGGGTCTGGTGCGCGATCTCTTCCCAATGGTCGGCGCGGCGGTGCTGCAGTCCAGCCGCCGCCAGTGCGAGGATGGCTGTTGCCGCCCAAGCCCGCGCAGGCGTGGCGGTAATCCAGCGCAGGAGCGCCAGCGGCCAGCGCCAGAGCGAGCCGGTGAGCAGGGAAAGGGCGAGGGAGAGGATCTTGCGGATCATGCGGCATCCCTCAGGCAAATCGCCTGCTCCCTTTTGCGGCGCGCGACGATGCCGGGCACGACGCGGCCACCGGCGCGGTTGAACCATGTGAGCGAGGTGCAGGCCCCGCGGATATTCCCGGCGTTGATCCGGCGGCGCATGGTCGAGCGGCAATAGGTTGGCCAGCCCACATGATGGCCCAGACTGAGCGCGGCATAGCGGACATTATCCCGGCGCGGGATCGAGAGGGCGAGGCCGGGCGTGCAGGCCATGATATGCGCGCCGTCCGCCGTCAGCCGGTCCACCAGCATTTGCGCGCATTGGGCCTCGGTGAAGCTCTTGCCCACCTTGATGCCTTCGCCGGTCAGCCCGTCGCAGGCGGTCGCCACGCCGATCATATCGAGGTAGACTCGCAAATACTGCTTGCCGCTGATATTTGTGATCGTGGCGGTCCCGGCTTGAGGCGAGACGGCGACCGCCACCTTGCGCCCGCTTTCTTCCTTGGGCACCTCGGTCAGCACCAGTTGCGTCGTGGCCGAGCCGATCAGGGCCAGCAGCGCCATTATCGACACCACCACGCCGCCGCGTTTGGGCTGGGCGGTTTCAGGCAGACTGGCCATTGGCCTTGCTCCCTTGCTGGATCAGCCGCGCCATGGTGGGCGCGGCAAACACCACCAGCCCGGCCAGCGCCGAGGCGGCGGGGCGCCATGGTTCGGGCACATAGGCCACCAGCCCGGTCAGGATCTGGGGCTGGGCGACCAGCGCGCCCGCCACCACACCGGCCAGCGCGGCCATGCGCACCGACCACCAGCGCCAGCACGCGCGCGCATCATCAACCAAGGTCATCGGATTGCTCCTTTTTGCGGCGCAGAGGGTTGCTGATCCAGCCCAGCTCGATCAGCTTCTGCACAGCGGTGAGGCAGACCACGACAAGGCCGCCCAATTGGATGAGGTGAGGCAGGGCCTCCCAGAAATTCGCCAAGGCCATCACCATCAGGGCAAGGATTGTGTCCCACCAGCCGCGCGCATGCGGCGCGGCCAGCGTTGCGGTTGCCAGCGCGGGGGATGGCAGGGGCGAGAGGTCAGCCATGGGGCACGGCTCAGGCCACATTGCCAAAGACGCTGAAGGCCAGCGGCCCGGCGATCTGGCCTTCCTGCCAGCCCAGCGTGCCCTGAATGGTCAGGGTGACCGACTTGTCCTCGGGGATGGCTTCGAGCTGGCCGAGGATGAAATCGGCGCAGGTCTGCGGGAAGCTGGGGTCATTGGCGGGCCGCGCGGCCAGATCGGTGCGGGCGTCTTTCATCAGGCCGGAAAGCGAGAAGGCGAAGGGAGTGGACATGGCGAAGCCCTTATTTGGTGCGGTTGAAAATGGGGGCGTAAACGCGGAAAACCGTGTTCAGCGTGACGCCGCTGGCGTAGTTGATGTTGAGCAGCGGCCAGAGGTAATCGGCGGTATTGTGGAAATAGGCCGCGCCCTCGGTGAGCGTGCGCCCGTAGAGGGCGAAGGCGCTGGACGGGGTGAAGGCGATGCCGCGCTGCACCAGCAGACCGTCCGCCGCGCTGTAGCTGCCGACCTGCATGGTGAGCTTGCCCGACGAGCCGTCGTAACCGGTTTGCGTGGTGGCCGCCGAGAAATCGCCGCTGATGATGCGGACGGGCCAGATGCAGCGATAGTTGGAGCCTGCCTCATAGCTCATGGATTTTTGCGGGGCCGGGCGCAGCACCCAACCGCCTGAGCCGGTGGTGGTGCCGGTGTGCGAGAATTCGGTAAAGTCACCATATTTGTCGGTGCCGACCTTGGTGACGGTGATGGTCGCGCCCGACGGGGTGCCGCTCATTGACCAGCCGCTCGGCAGCGTTGCCGCCGCGCCGCCGACAAGGCGACGGTTGGCGGGCTGGACACCGCCGAAGCGCGTCAGGGCCTTGTCGCGCCCGGTGCGCCCCGTTCCCTTGGTAAGGATCATGTCGCCCATGACAAAGGTGTCGGCGCTGCCCGCCACAATGCCGCTGCCATAGACGCGGAACTGCCACGAACCGGGATTGGCATTGGGGGCAAGGTAGAACGGCAGCATCAGCTTGGCCGGTGAGCCATTGGCCGGAAGCGGGAAGGTGCGCAGGAATGAATAGTAGCTGTTCGAGGTGTTCACGACATCGACCGTCACATAGGACAGCGTGTTGGCGGCGGCCTTGGAAAGGCTCACCTCCAGGAACATCGGCCCGCCCGCCCCGGCATAGGGATCGGTGAAAGCCAGCAAGGCCAGGCCGGTGACAGCCGCATATTCATTGGTGCCGTAAGGATCGGCCACGGCCACCGAGGTCGTTCCCGAAGCATAGGACAAATCATAGCCGGACAAGCCCACCGCCACCGGAACCACCAGCGGATCATCGCTGACAGGGAAGATCGGCACGGAATTGATATCGCCAAGCCAAGCCCCGCTTCGATCCTCAAGGCGGCCAACCGGAACATTGGACAGGGCCAGCGGGATATTCGATGCCGTGTCATCCAATTCAAAGCGGTTGTTATTGTTCGAATAGTTGACGCTTCGCCCGTTGGGGAACTCGATGAATTTGCTCAGCGTGCCGCCAACGAACGTGTTGCCGCGCCCATGGAAATAGCGAACATCGTTCACATACGAGCGGATGAACGGCGCATTGAACGGCGAGGGATTGCCTACATGGTTGTCGAAAATCTTGAAGCCGGAAATCGCACCGGCGCTGTTGGTGGTCGAGGGCGGATATTGCGAATTGCTCCCGCCGATGGAGGTGTCTTCATTGGCAATCAGGATGCGCGGCGTGGGATAGGCGCTGTTCATCAATTCGCCGCCAAAGCGGTTATTGAAGACGAACGAATTGTGGCCGCTGTTGGTTTCCACCCCGTTGGCATTCGGCTTGAGCCAAATGTCAGCGCGGGTGCGCGGAACAGAGCTGTCGTTGCCGCCCTGAAAATAGCAACGCTGGATCGTAACATGGCTGCCCATGTAAGGGCCGATGATGATGTGAAAGTGATTGCCGCCCATGTAGCAATCTTCGATAATCGTCTGGTCGGCCATGCCGCGCCAGCAGATGCCCACCGTTTGCAGTCCGGTCGGCATCCCGCCGCCAAAGCGGCAATTCTTGACGTGCAGCGCGGGGCTGTCCGATGCGGCATTCTGGATCGCGCATTCGGTATATTTGTGGAAATCGCACCGCGTAAACTCGACGCGCCAGGACACATTGGTGCCGGTATTGGTGTTTTTGTAGGCGCCGAGGCCGCCGACGAAAATGAGCCCGTCCATGCAAACAGTGGTCGGGTTGCCGGATTGCACCATAAAATACTGACCGGCAGGGATGCGGATCACAACCGTATGGGGGACGCGCGCCCGAATATTGATGGGCTTTCCGGCATAGACAAAGGCACCGGCATCATAAACGCCCGGCTCCAAGACGATGCCCACATCGTTGAACACCGTATCGCCTGCGCCCAGAGGCAGCGCGGCAGTCCCTTGCGCATAAGCCATGGCAGCGGCAAGGCCCGCCTGATCAGCCACCGCATGCGCGCCGTCACCATAGGCCCCGAAGTCGATGGTCGGGACAGCCGAGCGGTTTTTGAGCCGGTCAACATAGGGCTGGGTCGGGATGACGCCGAAGAGCGTCGAGGCCGTGCCTGAATTTTTGGTGTAAATCAGGATTTGCGTGCCCGACAGCACGGTATATTGCCGCGTTGACAAGAGGCCGCTGTCAGCCTGCGCCGCTGCCGTGCTGGCGTACAACGGATAGGGCAGCGTGGCAGCAACGGCCCTTGTGCTGGCCAACACGTCCTGCGCTGCATCAACATAGGGCTGAGCCAGCGGCTGGATCCACTCCTGAGGGTCTTGCGGATCGGCATCGCCGTCCTCCCCGAAAGTGAAAACTTTTCCGGCCCGGTCGCTGGAGGCGGGCAGGCTGATGCCATCTTCGCCCATCGGAACTCGGACCGACCGAGCAATATCGCGGGCCAAAGCCTGATCGCGGAGCGCACTTTCGTCATAGCCCCGGTTGACCGGATCGGCCAACCATGCGGCTCCATCGGCAAATTCGATGTCCTGCTTGAAGGACGGGGCAAGAACCGGCTGAATGACTGTGCCAGCGGGCGGGGCTGCAATGAACAGCACCGTGCCAATCGAAGGGGCGGCGCCAGCCATAGCAACCGAGAACGCCGAGCGATTCTGCTCAACCCCATCGACATAGACTGACACCTGGTCGCCGGTCAGGACCTGAAAATCGAACGGGAACGCCGTGACCACCCCATCGCCATAATAAGGGCCTGAAATGGCATTGGTCGTTCCGATTGGCATGTTCGCGCGCTCCTTGCCCGGTGGGCTTACGGGGGGAGCGGGCGGGCTTGAATCGCGCGGGGGTTAGGCGGCTTTGATCAGGTTCGGTGGGTGATGATCGTGGCCTTTTAGGCCTGATGGGGGAGGGCGGTCATTTGCTCTGGTCGTTTTGCTGTGATTTATGGGACATTGGTGCCGGTTGGCGCGGCAACTGGCAGTGTCTGCTTACGCCGAAAGCAGCCGTTCGGATCTCGTGAGGCTGTGCGGCGGAACCCGCCGACAAAGCCGACGCTGCCGACGCGAGTTTGCTCTCCCAATAGCTGCCGTTCAGCGATTAGCTCGTTAGCGATCCGACTGTGAGAATTGGATAGTCCAGACCACAGACCCCCATCAGGGCGGCGGCAAAAGTCGTAGCCGGCGTAAAAATCCGTGGGGCTTTGCCCGTGGGGGGCAAGTCCCCCCGCCCGCACAATTATTCCTTTTCTTCGCGCACCCACTGTATAGTCTCGGTGCAGCTATTGAAGGGACACAAATGCTTCTCCGCAGGATTGCCATTGAAAATGTGCGCAGCTTCCTTGAGCGCCAGGAAGTGCTGTTTGATGGGCCTATCACGATCATCATCGGGCCAAATGGTGGTGGCAAAACCAACCTGCTGGATACCGTTGTCATCATGCTTCGGCGCTACCTATTGGCGACCAGATACTTGATGCGGGTTGATCACGGCGATGGAATTGAACGCTACAACTTAGATTATAATCAGAATTTGAATCAACTCGCATTTCCCAAGCATACATCCGGCCTCGATAAGCAGCAGTATGTGGAGATCGAAGTGGAAGCTTCCGCCACAGATCTGGAAAACATGAAGCGAATCAAGGAACAGGCAACCGAGATCGTCACGAAAATAGGTAAGACTCTGATCCAAGACCCTTGGAAAATCTCTGGGCAATGGGACATTGCAGCTATCAATGCTGGCGAACGCTTCACTTACATCTGGCGCAATGGCAGTTTGGAACCTGCAGCAGACCAGCACTCGAAGCACTTTTTAGAGTATCTCCAGCTTTTCGAAATCGACAATATGACGCGGTCGGATCTGAAACTAGCCTCGCTTCAGATGCCGATGGTCTATCTTCCCGTCAACCGTGCGAGTGTCCAGTTCCAGTCTTCGATCCAGCTTGCAGGCTACAATGACCTCGAATTCAAGAAAGGAACCGATGCAACAAGCTCGCGCACTGGCACGAATATCATCCAGCTCGCGGTGGGCCGTCTTGCCGGAAAGTTCCGTCTTCTCCAGGAAGAAGATAACCAAAGCGCTAAGATGGCATTCTACAGCGATCCCAACATCAAGGCGCTAACGGCCGACCTTAAAAGCTTGGGATATGATTGGAAGCTCAAAACCATCAATGCCTTGGCCAATCATTACGATATTGAGCTGGAAAAGCAGGGCTCAAAATTCCTCGTCAGCGAAGCATCGTCCGGTGAGAAAGAGCTGCTAACCTACCTGTTTGCTGTTTATGCACTGAATGTCAGAGATGCAGTCATCGTCGTTGATGAGCCCGAGCTGCACCTGCATCCCCGTTGGCAGCGTTCCCTATATCGGCTCTTCGAGCGACTGTCGGTATCCACGGGCAACCAATTTGTTTTGGCGACGCATTCCCCGACATTCGTATCACCCAAGTCGATCCAATATGTTTCGAGGGTTTACAGCGACGCACAGCGTAGCCGGGTAATCAGACTCAACTCAGCGGGCCTTCCGAATGCCAGGCATTTGTTCAATGTCGTCAACAGCCAGAACAACGAGAGTATTTTCTTCGCCGATCGCGTACTATTGGTGGAAGGTCTGAGCGATCGAATTTTTTTTGAGAAGGTTATCGCTCACCTACGCCCCGATCGGGACAAGGGCGCGGAAACGCTGGAAATCGTGAGCGTAGGCGGAAAGGGCCTTTTTGCTGCCTATGCTCAATTGCTCGAAACCTGCAAAGTGCCCTCAGCAATGATCGCGGATCTCGATTACATCGAGCAAATCGGTGACCAATCGGTCAAGGGATTGTTTGTCGTCAATACCACTGAGATCAAAAAGGATGTAATTGACAATCCTAAAAGTACCGACGGCAAGACACTTGTCGATGCGATCGAGACAGCTCTCGCCACAGGCTCTTGGGAGAGCGCCAGCGGTCTCTGGACCTACATCAAGTCAAAGCGGGTCAAGCTTAATCCAGCTCTCACGGATGAGCAAAAGGCTTGTCTTGAGACTTTTCTCGCACGAAAGCGCACGGAAAACGTGTTCGTTTTAGGCCTCGGTGCGCTCGAGGATTATCTGCCCAAGACATTCAAATCCAAGGACGTGGAGAACGTCATCAAGCTTCTGGACCTCGATGATTTCTGGGAGCAATTGCCAGAAATCGCGCGAATGGAACTGACGGTGATCGTAGATACTCTGCTCCCTCTGCCTGTCTGAACGAAGGGCTATTTTCCCGCGTCTAAACCGTAAACTGGAAAGTATCTAACCTCCAACAGGCCGGACGTGCAAAAAGGGCTTAAGCGGATCAACGAATGACCGGTGTCGTCAGACTACGACGTTCGCGTCTTTGGAAGCGAATGTCGCAAATTGGTCGAAACTTGCTATTCCGCCCCCTAGCGTTCCCTCTCCGCCCTCCCTGTTGAGAGCCCCCGCCAAACCTCATACGCCGACTGCGGGTGCTGATCCCCCCGCGCCACATCGACAAGGAACTGGATCGAACTGGCCACCTGTCCCGGCACAAGCCCGGTCACATAGCCTGCCGTTTCCAGCAGATCCTTGGTCGCGTGCTTGGTGGGCTCGCCGCGCGCCAGATTGCCCAAGTCGCCCGCCGATTGCTCAAAGGATTCGGCGGCGCGCTGGATAGGCGTCATGCCTGAGCTATACGCCTTGCCCTTGATCGCCTTGTTCCATGCAGGCTCAAACACATCGCGCGCAAAGGGGATGGGGCCGATGGCATTGGCCAGCAGCTTGCGCATCGTCCATTGCAGCCACCATTCGTCATCATCCGGCCCGGCGTTCCCGCCCGCCACCATGCGCAAAACCTCGGTGAGCAGGGGCGGCACGATCAATAGCCAGAAAGCCCGCGCAACCAGCTTAGGCGTTGCGCGAGGTTGGCGCGCATCCTTGCCGCGCACATCGCGGGCCAGCGTCCTTTCGCGCTGATACATGGCCGAGAAATAGCTGTAGAAGGTGGTGAACAGCTTGAGCGCTTCGCCATGCTTCCCGGTCCCGCGCTGGACGGCGGCAAGATCCTTGGGAGACCCCGCACCTTGCGAAACGCGCACCGCCTTATCCCCGGCATAGGCGGCATCCTCCTCGGTCATGCCCTGCGCCAGCGCTTCGTTATAGGCCGCGATCCAAGTGGGAACCGCCACCGCGCGATCCATCATGCCGATGCCGTGGAAGAAGAGCCGCTTGCCATCCTGCAACGCCTGCGCGCTCTTAGTCAGCGCGTTGGTTGCCTCGATCTTGGCCAGTTCATTGCGCAGATCCCGGTCCAGCGTGTCCATGCGGTGACGCATTTCGGCCGAACGCTCAAAGACGAAGCGGGCAGTTTCGATAGGCGCCTTGTAGGTCTGGGCAATCGCCTTGGCCATGGCCGCCTCGCCCACCACCTCAATCGAGTTGGAATAACCCGCAAGCTGCGTCACCATAGTTGTGATGCGCAGGCCCATGCCGACAATCGTGGCATTCGTGCGGGCCAGCGCAAAGAACCGCCCCATGCCCTCATTGCCCGCGCGTTCCATCGCCCAGCTATTGGCGACAAACTTGACCCATGGGCGAAGCTGGCGCCGGATCTGCTGGCCCAGCGCATCGTCGATGGCGGATGACACGCGCCGGTTAGACAGGAATTTCCAAGCCTGCATGACCGCCTCGCGGTGCGTCAGATCGTGGATCACCTCGCCCAGGTGCCGCTGGATCACGCCCAGGTCGAGCAGGATCGGCTCGGACACCTTCTGCGCGCGGGCTTTGGTCGCGCCCGCGCGCGTGGTCGCCTTGGTGGCCATCGGCTCAAGCAGGACGCTTTCAGGCGAGGCGCTGCGATCCTCGGCCATGCTCGACAGGCTGCTGTCATAGATCGCCGGATAATAGCCCCCGCGCATTTCGCCATGCGGGGTGGTGAAGGCGCGCGGCTCCACCTTTTCCGGCTCAACCCCATTCACGCGGCGCTCCAGCGCGGCCATTTCCGGCCAGAGCGATTCAATCCTGTCCCACACGCCCTGCACGAATTGCCATTCCTCGGCGCTCAGCGTGTCGGTCAGGAAGGCCTCAATGGCCCCGGCATTCCAGCCATAGCCATCGGCAAGGCGCTGCATGTTGCCCTCGTTGCCGATGTTCAGCGCCATGGCGATCAGCTTGTGGCGCATGGGAGAATAGGGCTTGCCGCTGAACTTGTCGAAGAAGGGCGTTTGCACCTTGTCGGCCCAGCGCGAGACTTGCTCGGCCGGGATTGCGGCGAACAGATCGCGGATGCGCCCCATGTAATCCTTCTGCATGTCCTGCGCGCGGCCCTGCGCAGCCGAAATGGGGCGGAAAACGATCCGGTTGAACACGCCGTTGGGATCGCCGCCATCGAGCCAATCAAACACGGTTTCCATCTTGAGCAGCGATGCATCCGCGCTCAGCACCTTGCCCTTGAGCGCATCCCACCAGCCTTGCTCTTGCAGTCCCTTTGGCGCGGGCCCCTCGATGCTGCCCGCCGCCGCGATGGCCTCGGCCACCACCGCATCAAATTCCCGCTCTTCCTGATTGTCGAGCAAGGTCTGTTTCAGGCGGCCAAGGTGCATGACCTGCTTGACCGTTTCATCCAGCCCCAGCAGCCCCTCAACCGAAAGGCGCGTCCAGTGCTGCCCCTCCAGCGTGGCGGCATAGCTGTCCGGCACAACCACATCATGCCCCTCGGCGCGCCGGTCCTGCGCCCATGCCTCCCATTTCGCCTGCCGGTCGATGGAGCGCTGCGAACGCGGGCGCAGATCCACCGCTTCAAGCAGGTCTTGCGCGCGTTCGAGATAGTCCTGATCCACGCTCTTGGAGGTCTTGGCGGTCGCCACCTTGGCCATGCGTGCCTGCGCCGCCTGCACCTCGTCCATGGCCTCCTTGGCCTCGGCCAGAAGCGCCGAGGCAATCATCTGCTGCTGCTTGGCGCGGAAGGCTGCTTCCCGGTCGCCTCTCAGGAATGCTTCTTCCGCCGCGCGCCCGGCCTTCTGCACCGCGCGCGTGTGGCGCTGTACCGCTGCCGGGCTGGCCTCCTGTGCCACCGTGCCGCCGCGCACCTTCTGCCGCGCCCAATCGCGCGCCAATCGATAGGGCGTTGGCCGGTTGCCGGTCGAGCGCGCCAGCACACGGACCTCCGAAGCGATGACTTCTCCCTGCCGGTCGCTGTTGATCGCCTCCATGGCCTCGCGCTCGATAGAGCCGTCATTGAACGGATCTTCACCCCAGCGCCGCGCCATTTCTTCATCGGCCGCCGCGTCGATCATCCGCTGGCGCATGGTCCGCTTGTCGCCGCCCTCGCGCGCCTGGCGGTGGTCGGCTTCAAGGCCAAACAGGGCTTCGAGCATGGCCCGGCCGCTGTCAAAGCCCGCCATTTCGGCAATCATGTCGGGATGGGCGCCGCCCGGCTTGTAGAGCGGAGGCACGCGCTTGGGCATCAGATCGACCGCATCAAGGCCAAATTCCCCTTGCAGCCATTCCTTGCTGATCGGGTCGGCCTTCATCAGTTCCAGCGATTGCAGGATGGGCGACTGCATCAGTCGGTCAGTTTCCTCGGCCACAACTTCGCGGCGCTCGGCTGCATAGCGGGCTTCCTCTCGGCGGCGGATCGCCTTCATGGTCTTGGCCAGAAGATCGCCGCTGGCCTTGTCGCGCGCGGTCTGGACCTGCGCGGAATAGGCGGTAAACTCGGCCCCGGCCATGCCCGCCTGCGCCGCATCCTTGAACAGCGGGTTCAGCGCCAGCCTTTCACGCGCGGCGCCGATTTCCTCATCGGTCGCCAGCAGGCGGTCGAACACCTCGCGGATCTCCGGCGTGATGGGCGAACGCAGATCGGCCACCGTCTTGTAAATCGCCAGCAGCCAGGATCGGAAACGGTCAAACATGCCTTGCAGCGCAGAGGAGGGGGCCTTGCCCTCCATCAGGTATCGCTCACCACCGCGCGCGAACAGTTCATGGGCATCAACCGGGATCACGCCATCATCGCTGATCGCGTGGCCATTGGCGGCAAACCAGTCCTGCACCGCCTGCCAATCCGCCTTCAACTGATCGGGCGCATCGGCGTGCAGGGCATCGGCCCGCAATTCCTCAAGCCACTGGTGGCTGATTTCATGCAGCAGGGTGGAGAGATTGCGGCTCTGAAAAAGCTGGATGACCGGGCGCTGGCCGGGGGTGAAGATGATGCGCCCGCGCGGGCCGGTGTCCTTGGCTGCCTTCCCGCTTTCGATCTCCATATTGAACACGGGTGAGGATTCTGGTAATTGCTTCAGCGCGCTACCCGTTTCCTTAAGTCCGGATTTGTTGCCGGGGGCTGGGTCGATTCGGGTAGCGTTCTCCGGAATTACGTGATCGTAGAAGAAGGTGCCGTCCGTCGCCTCGCGGATGGTGACGCGGACATACCGGTCCTTTCCCGCGATGTTCAGGGCGCCGCCGATCTGGTGATAGGCCTTGATGGCGTTGCCCTCGGCCGTGTCATAAGATGGCCGCGACGAAAGCAGTTCTCCCTTGGCGATCAGATCGCGCAGGCCAGCCACCGCCAACAGTTTTTCACGATCAGCGGTGAAGCTGAGCATCTTCTTGGGCGATGCAAAGGTCACATCCTTGCCAAGGGCCTCGCTGCGAACCGATGTGCCGCGCAGATGGGCGGCGAACCAATCGCGTACCTTGGCGCGAAGATCCTTCGTCGGCGTGGCCTTGGGGGCGATTTCCTCGCCGGTTATTGAGGCGATGGGTTTGGTGGATTGGTCATAACCCGCGCCAACCGCCTCAGTCGAAAGCTGGTTGATCGCCGCGCGCAATTCCGCATCGCTCATGCCTTCGGGGTCAAGCCCGCGCTCGGCCAGAAGCTGCTGCAATTCCTCGGCTGCCGCGCGCATGGGGTCGGTCTTGGCCTCCTCGGTATAGCGCGCATTGCCGGCAAGTTCCTCGCCAATCGCATCGAGGAGCATCTGGCTGTCCAACTGATCGACACCGGCCTGATCGGCCATACCCTGCAATTCGGGGAAATAGCCCGCCTCAATGGCTGAGCGCAGGGTGGTGTCCAGCCCATAGTCGCCCGCGCCGGTCGGCCCGCCCATGCTGGCCTGCCGAGGATCGAAATCGCGCAAGATCTGCTTGCGCCCGCGAATGGGGGTGGGGCGGGCAGGGCGGCCCTTCTTGTCCTTCTTGCCCGGCGCAGGCGTCCGCAAATGCCAGCTATCGAGCCCCATGGATTTCAGATCGCCGCCGCTGTCATTCAGGCCGCCGCGCTTGGCGATCCATTCCAGCAGGCTGTCGCCCTGCTGCACCGTGGCGGGCTTGCCCTTGCGCATGGCGTTGATAACCATGTCGGTCGCATCGGCCTTGCGCGCAGCGGCAAGGGCAGGGGGAAGAACCTGCTCGATCCGCGTGTCAAACTCCAGCCCGGTCAGTTCCTGCCCCAAGCGCGCCGCCCGAACGGCCTCGCGCGTGGCAAAGAGTTCGGCATGAACATTTGCCAGATCCGGGGTATAGCCCGCATCCATCAGCATCTTGCGGACACGCTCGACAATCTGCTGACGCGCGCCGTCCTGCTGGGCGTTGCCCTCATCGACGCGGGCCAGAACATCATCCAGCTTCTGGCTGATCGTGTTCCGAAATTCGGCGGCCTCGCGCGCTGACATGCCGCCCGGCGCAAGGCGCATGTCATCCTTGAGCGCCCCCCAAGCCGAAGTGCCAGGCAGGGCGCCAAAAGCAAACTCCACCGGCAGCACCAGATCGCCCCCGGTCTGCACCGCCTCGGCCACATCGGCGGCAAACTGGCGCAGGGGGTCGGTGTATTGGTCGTAGCTTTCCGACTGCATGTAGGCCTGCGCGGCCTCGCCCGGCACGAACACATGCGACACGCCGCTGCTCTCGCCCACGGAGCGTATGAGGTCCTGATAGGCCTGCGGGTCGAGCTTGCGCATTGAGGATTGTTCCGCCGCCCGGCCAAAGGCGTCGATGGCGGCCGATGCGGAAAGCGCCTGATCCGCTGCCAGCAGATCGGGCGCCGCCGTCTTGGCGATCCGGCGCATCCCGGCATCGACTGCCTTTTCCAGCCCGCCAATCGTGATGTTGGACAGGCCCCCGGCAACAAGCGTTTGAACAGCCGTGGCGGCCATGTCGCCCGGCAGTTTCTCCAGAAATGCGGAGAAGGGCTTGTCGCGGTTTTCGGGCATATAGGCCCATTGCGTGAAGTCCTGCGCGATGGTCGAAAACTGTTCGCCCGCCTGCTCGCCAATCTGGCTGCGCAGGAACCGCGTCAGGATCGAGCCACCACCTTCCATGGCCCGCAGGAACGAAAGGTCGCCCACGTATTCGCCTGCGACTTCGGAGGCGCTATCGAGCAGCGCATAGGTTGCCGCCGTGCGATAGGGCAGGCCCGCATCGGTCGCCTGATTATAGGTCTGACCGCCCTGAACAATGCCCCCGATGCCAGCGCCCAGCGCCGCCGCTCCCTTCATGCCAAGGCCAAGGGCCCGGCCCGTCATGCTCGTCCCCAGAGCCAGCAGCGTTGAAGGGAAGTTGCTGATGCCGCCCAACACCTGATCGGCCACCCAATCCCCGGTCTTGGGCATAGCGCGCTTCTGATAGGCCTCTGCATTCTGCCGCTGGCTGTTGAGCAGATCGCTCGCGCTCTGCCAGCCAACGCCATCAGCCGCCATTCGGCCAAAACCGGCTGCGCCTGAATATAGCCCCGCAACGCCTGCGGCCAGTGCCGAGCCGGAATAGGGCGCAGCGCGGCGCAAGGCTTGCCGCGCCGTTGCATCGCCCATCAGCGCCGCCGTGCCCGCCATGAACGGCGCAGCTACGCCCGCCGTTTGGCTCCCGACGTCTGCCCGGTCGAAAGCATCGAGCCCGGCGCCAAAGGCCAGTACGGGATTATAGGTTTCCTTGAGAACACGCCATGCCTCGCCCATCACGCCCAGCGATGCATGATCGCCCTGCGCCACCGCCGCCGTTCGCGGGTTGTTGGCAAGATGTGCGCCAATGTCGGGGTGATCCCGCGCGACCTGCACCAGCGCCTTGGTCTTTTGCGCCTGAGCGGCTTCGGGCAAAAGGCCGTCGATCTGGGCGGGGGAAACGCCCATTTGCCGCGCCAGCGTGCTGGCCTGCGCTACCTGTTCCGGGCTTTGCGCCATCATCAGGTTGGATCGGATGCGCTCGTCCCGCTCTCGCTCCATCGCGGCAATCAGCGGGTCTTTATCCTGCTGCTGGACGGCGGGCTGGGGTTGTTTCCACGGCTGGAACGGGATGATCTGATCGGGCATGGGGCAGCGGTACGCCGCGATGACGCGGTATTGAATCGCGTCCTTCGGCACTATTCAGCAAAAAATGCCATTTCGGACACGGTGCTTTTGCGGACCTTGGTTTTGTCGGCTATGGATTTAGGCATGAACGCTGAAGAACCACAGTTGATGCCGTCACTGAGTAAAACCAGTTTGCCTGATCCCTTGGACTATTCCGAATTTGTGCCTTTCATCAAAGGGGTTTTCAGTCAGTGGCATCACACACCCTTTCAACTGGACGGGATGCGGTTTGTAACGGCCGAACAATGGATGATGCACGCGAAGGCGCTGTTGTTTCACGACCTTGACGTAGCAGAGCAAATTGCCGCCGAAGTTGATCCGGCTGCGCAAAAGCGACTGGGGCAGCAAGTTCGAGGCTTTGACCAAGACCTGTGGGATCAATGGAAAATCAACATTGTCTATCGCGGTAATCTTGCCAAATTTTCCCAGAATGAAGGCGCCAAAAGGCAACTTCGCACCACAGGAAACGCCTTGCTTGTCGAGGCCAATCCCCGTGACTGGATTTGGGGCAACGGGCGAGAGATCGATTACCCAGGCGGGCACTCGCCAACTGTTTGGCGAGGTGAAAACCTGCTCGGCCTAATATTGACCAAGGTGCGTATGGACCTGCTGGGGCATTGACGGAACGTCCGCTCCCCCACCACAATTTCGACGAAAAACGCCTTTCCGGACACGGTGCTGTTGCGGACGTTCTTTCCCCATGCCAAATAGCGCTTGAGAGCAGGGGAAGCGAGTGAAGAAAATACTCTGGGCATCAATGTTGCTGCTACCGCAAACAGCGCAAGCCGAGCCTGTTGAGTGCAAGAAAGCTGTTTCGCTCTATCAACCTGAGGGCGGCGTCATCCCTTCAGATGCTATCGCCAAAAATATCGCGAATACATATCTTAGCGAGGTTTATGGCGCACAGACAATTCGAGCGGAATTTCCCCTTACCGCAAAAATTCAAGATGGCGTTTGGACGGTGGAGGGTAATCTTCCGCGTGGAAAGCTTGGTGGCGTGGCAGTCATTCGCCTCTGCCGACGTAATGGAACAGTTTTGAGTATTATTCACGAAAAATAGCGTCCGCTCCCCCTAACTTCTCTGACAATCAGGCGGCCTTCCGCGCTTCCCGAAACCAGTCGCTCATTCAGCACCGAACTCGCCCACGCCGCTTAGGCAGCGATCAGCGGCTCAATTGCCTCAATGCCCTCAACCTTCGTCATCAGCAGGTCATAGTGGGTCTGGAGATTGAGCCAGAACTCCGGCGTCATGCTGAATACAGCGGCCAAGCGCTTGGCTGTATCAACGGTCATTGAGGTTTCGCCCGCGCAAAGACGCTCGATCCTCGTGCGAGGGACATTCAGGCGCTTCGCCAGCGCCCCGGCGCTGATCCCCAATTCCTCCAGAAATTCATGGCGCAGAATTTCACCGGGATGGACCGGCACTTGCAGCATGGTCATAGCGGTGTCCTCTTAGTGATAGTCAACCATTTCAACATTTTCAGGACCATTATCGGTCCAAACAAAGCAGATCCGCCACTGGTCGTTGATCCGGATTGAATGCTGCCCGTCTCGATCACCAGACAGCGCCTCAAGCCGATTGCCTGGCGGCGAACGCAGATCGCTCAATTTCACGGCAGCCTCCAGCATGGCCACCTTGCGAACCGCAACGCGGAACACGTCTGTCGGGAAGCCTTTGCCGGGTTTACCGGCAAGCACTTGCGGTATCAGATCCCCGATGACGCTTTGTATCATAAGGTGATACGTATCACCACGCGATACGATACACAAGCGGTTTATGGCAAGAGCGGCGGCCCCTTGCTCACTTCATTGGCGCGCCCGCCTGCTCCTTGCGATACCACGCCGCCAGTTCGTCGTCAGTCGGATCGCGCCGGAATGTCTGCCTGAACGCAGCGCTGACACGCTCTCGTCGGCCAGCATCAATATCGCCTGCCTTCACATCGTAAACTGGCTTTTCGCTGCGGCCAAAGAGGCCGGTCATCCCAACCGGGCGGGCTGCACGGCGGGCAATGTCAAACCATTCGGTATCGCTGGGCGGCGCGCCCTTCTTTTTCACCAATTCATCTGCCTGCGCCTTTATGGTTTGCAGAACGGTCGCCCGCTGCGCGTCCTCCAGCTTCAAACCGTTGAATGAGGTATACCAGCCAAGCGCCTTCGAAGAATCCGCATAAGGGTCCCAGCTTTGCGGTTTGCTGGCCTGCTGTCGCATACGGGCCTGATCCAGCTTGAGGCTGGCAAATTGCGCGCCCGAAACCTTGCCCATGTATTCCTTGCCAATATCGGCCTGCAGGAAGGCGGATGGCTCATCATACATGCGCAACTGCGCGTTGAGATAGGCTGTGTCCTGCGCCTTGCCCACGGCTGCATCCGACTCGGCCCTTTGCGACCGGGCCAGATCGCCGCGCAATGACGCCGCGCGCCCCGGCTCCATGCGAGAAAGCAAGGCAGACGGGACAGCATCGGGCGGTGGGTTCTTTCCGCCGTGGCTGGCCTGATAATTGCCGACCCATTCGGAAACCTTGTCCGTGGCATCGCGATACTGATCTTCCAGCGCCGCCCGGTCCACCGAGGCGATAGAGCGCGCCTGATCCTCTGCGGTCCGGATGCGCCCTTCGCTCCAGCCCTGCTTGGTGCCATTGGCACGGATGCCGGTAATCCAGGCATTCAGATCCCAATTGCGCGGCGCATCGGTCCCGCCGATCACCTTTTGCGCCCCGGCCTTGCCGCCCATCAGGCTTGCGGGATCTACGTCATTGCCTGCCCCATCTTTCACGCGCAGATGGACGTGCGGCCCGGTCGTATGGCCGGTCATGCCAATCGTGCCGATCACGGTTCCGGCTTCGACCTGCTCCCCCTTCTTGACCGATTGCGCCCCAAGATGGGCATAGGAGGAGATATGCCCATCATCATGCTTGATGCGGACATAGAGGCCGGATCGGTCATCCTGCGCCACATCGACCACCACGCCGCCCGCCATCGGATGCACGGCGCTGCCCGTGGGTGCGGCAATATCCATGCCTGAGTGCGTTTCAGCGCCGCGCTTGGCGCCAAAGGGCGAAGTCACTTTGCCATCAACTGGCATAGCAAAGCCGCTCCCGCCAGAGGCCGCCCCGGCGCCTCCTGATGCGGGAAGGGAGGCAAAAGCGTCCATTCGGCCCTGATGCTCCAGCAACGGCTTCTGTAGCGTCGAGAACGCGCGGTTGCGCTGGTCGAACGTCATTTCATCGTGATGCGCGTCGAAAATGGTCTTGGCCATTTCCACATCGCCAGACCCAAGCGCGCTGCCAATGGCGGTCGAATAGACGGAGCCGGTTGCCTCGCGCACCATCAGCCCAGCGCCATCGCCCGCACCGGTAAAATCAGCATAGGCCTGAGCCGCCGCACGGACCTTGCCCAAAGCGACGCCGAATTTTTCCGGGTTGCCGAAAAGAGGGCTGGCCTCGCTCTGAGCAAGGTCGAGTTCGCTTTTCAACGCCCCGGCCCGCTCGACCTGCGATTGCTTGAGCGCATGGCCAAAGATCGCCTGCTGCCCATCGGCAAACACCGGCGCGATGCGCTCCTGCAACAGCGCGGCCATGCGCGGGTTGGCGGCCTGCTTCACCAGGTCATCACGGTATTGCGTCAGGCCGTCCAGCGCCGCCTGCTGTCCGCTGCGCGCATTGCCGCCCATCAGCGCGCTAAAGTCGGTCTTGATCGCATTGGCCTTGGCGGCAAAATCCACCGCCATCTTGCGCGCCTGGGTGTCGTCGTTCTGCGCGTTGATGTGGTCCTGCATTTCGGCAAAGGAGCCCATCGCCTGACCAAACTGCTGCGCGCCCGCCGCAAGAGCCCCGCCGATGCCGCCCCGGCTGTCCGGCGCGCGGAACCGCGCCGTGGTGGGCTGAACAGGGCCGACTTGGCCGGGCTGATAGGTTGGGATGTGCGGCACGTTAGAACCCCCACCCAGACGCCGCACCATTCGTCACACGAATGCCGCTTGCCGCCGACCGGGCGTTGTTCGCCAAATTTATACCGGCCTTCAGCTTGGAATATTGCGATGCCCCGCCCAGCACGGTCCCGCTCATATCGAAGGCCCCCTTGAGCAGAGACGCGCCCGCCTCTGAGCGCTGTGAAGCTGCCTCGGCGCTATAGTTCGCCGCGTTGATGTCGTGATTACGCACCGCCTGAAAGCCCTGCCGATAGATCCGGTTGGCGTCCTCGGCGGCCAGCATGTTGGTGTCGCTCACCGTATCGGCCGCAGTCCCGAAATCGACCGACACGCCATTGCCCGCAGCGCCGACGATCTGTTGACCCTTGAGCTGGGCCACCTTGCGGTAATGGTCGAGCGCGGCCTGACGGGTGTTTTCCTGCTCGGTCTGCGCCGCCTGCATTTCCAGCGTGGCGTTGCGGTCGGCAATCTGCGCGCGATAGTTGGCCATGCTGGAGGCCTGCACGGCGCCGACGCCTGTGCCGATGGCCGCTGTTGCCGCAGCCGCGGCGGTAAGCGTGAGGGGATCGCACATCAGCCTGGCACCTTTTCAAACGGATAGAACTCAACCCCGGCGGACAAGATCACCTCCCTTCGCACTGAAAAGCCCCACCGCTCCAGCAAGCGGATGGCCTTGGTGTTGTGGACCGACACTAGATTGCGCAGGGTCAGCGTTGAATCGCACAGGCGCTCGATCAGGCCCGGCCCCCACGCCAGCAATTCCCGGCCATGGCGATAGACCTCATCCGTGCCGAGGAACCACGGCACCGCATCGCCGGTCAGCACCGAATTGACCACCACGCCGAACATCGCCGCAGGGCGCCCATCGACCAGCGCCGTCCACGCCTTTGCACTGTTGGCCAGTCCCACGCGCAGCGCGGTCTTGGGCTCCCGGCCAAAGGCGCGGCATTCCAGCGCATCGATGGCGCGCATGTGCCGCACAATGGCCCCGATATGGGCATGGCGGGCCGGAACGATGGTGACGGCCCTAGCCATTAATCACCGGATCGTAGGCCACGCCCAGCAGCGTGAAGGGCAGGGGGGCGGTCTGCTCGATCCTGACGGCCGCATTGTCCGAAACCTTATTGTCCATGTTGACGGTATATTCGCCGTTCATCAGCTCGTCGGGCTGGGCATAGGCTTCGGTCATGCGCGATTTGACCATGAACAGATGATCCGCATCGATGCCGGCAAGGATCTGGCGCGAATTGCGCAGGATCAGCACCGCCTCACCGACATTGTGCGACCGCCCCACATTCATGCCGATCCCTTGCAGATTGGCGCGATAGGGCAGGGTTTCGACGGCCACGCGATAGGGGATGCCAAAGCAAGCCTTGCGGCAGGCGGGCAGGGAGGTGGGCAGCGTCACCGCGCCATCGGTCACGGTCAGACCCGTCACCACAAAGCCATCGGCAACCCCGGCAATATCGGTTCGCCCGTTCAGATGGTCGAGGCCGGTAAAGGTGCGGCGAGGCTCATCGAAGGATGCCGAGACGGCGCAATCGACAAAGCAGGTATCGGCCACATCGCTCCACCAATGCGAGGCCATGCGCTCGACGAAGCGCCGCGTCACTCCAGCGATTACGCGCTCGACGATCAGATAAACCCGGTCCTCGCCATCCTCAAAGATCGAGCAGACCGACTTCACAAGCCCGTCCGTCTCGCACAGGGTCCAGCCCCACACGTTCTGCTCCTGCTCCCATGCAAAGCACAGCAGCGCACCATCCTCGCGGGCGGCCCAGATCAGAGAGCGCGGCTCTTGAGCATGGCACCATGACACGATGCGATGTTGTTCAAGGAAATGGGGCGAGAAGATTGAGACGTCATTGGTCTTGAGCCCATCAATCGAGAAGTCATAGCCAATCGTGCGGACGGCTGAACCGGCAGCAGGCGTGTAGAAAATCACGTTATCGACCAGCAGCGGTTTCAGGCGCGAGGCGCTGCGCCCGCTCTGGCGCCGCACAGAGGGCGCAGAGGCCGCCGAGATCGCGCCGCCTTGTCCATCCCCATCGACCGACCAGATCGCGTCTGAGGTCAGCGCCACAAGGCCCGAAGTGGCCACCACATGATTGATGGCGTTGACCTTGCCCCCGGCGATGGCCAGCGAAAAGCAGTCATCGGCCTGTAGCGGGCGCGACCGGTCCATATTTTCCATGCGCCCGGTGCGTGAGCCCCAGATGCCATGCGGGACATTGGCGGTTCGACCCCAGACGGAGCGCTGCTCAAACAGCGTGACCGAGGAGGGATAATCCCCCGCGCCGGGGAAGGGGTTATAGGCCTGAGGGGGCGCCTCATCGAGCGCGGGCCCGATGTTGTTATCCGTGAACCACAGCTTTTCGGTCGTACCGATATAGCCAAACCACTGGCTTTCATCAGCCTTATAGACTTTGTAACGGCTCGCCCCGTCCACCGCTGTCCATGTCAGATAGTTGTAATTGCGCTTGAGGCTCAGATCGTTCTGAACCTCGATCGATGCGCTGGCCCGGCTTTCCTCGCCGGTGTCGTCATTGACGGCGGTAACGACATAGGTCTGGCGAACAGGATAATAGGCCGCGCCGCTGTTTCCTTGGTCCTGATTGGGGATGTAGGCGGTAACGCCCAGGCCGGTCGGCGCTGAAATGGTTGGCGCAAAACTGACCCCCGACACCGCCCAATCGGTGTTGCCGCTGCGGGTCAGCTTGCTTGGCACATGGTCGATATGGGCCAGATAGACCGTATCGGTGGTTTGCTCATAATCCAGATCGGCCAGTTCAGAGGCGGCATAGGGCGAGGGGCATTGATAGGGCGTGGTGCCATCCAGAACGCGCCCGCCAAAGGCGCAGGGCGAAACATAGTGGTTGCCCCATTCCAGCGCATAGGCCTGCGTCAGCGAGAACTGGAACGGCATCAGGCGATTGTCGCCGCTGGCGTCGATGACCTCGGCCACAAGCTGGGTGCCGGGGCGTTTGCACACGCCGCCATATTTCAGAACGAACACATTGAGCACGGTTTTCAGGCCCGACTGCCATGCCTCCACATCAAAGCGGGCATAGAGGTGGGGGCGCGATTTCGCCGCGGCTGAAACTGACCTGGCCAACCCGGAAACTCACAGGCCGACCCCCATGCGCGCCCATTCGGCTTGCGAGACATATTCAGGATCGCGGCGTGGGTTCTTGTTTTCCTCGTCGGCAATGGCGCGATTGCGCGCGACCTCGGCTTGCTGGCTGATGGCCTGCGCCAGCTTCGCGTCCTTCTTGATGGGCAGCGCAAGGCGCGCGGCCAGTTCCAGCACAAAGGCGCGGCGCACCAGCGGGCGGATAAGGCCGGGGTCCATAGTGCTTGAGGTGTAAACGAGGATCGCGCCGACGATGTTCGCATAGATCTTGCCGCCCTCATAAATGAAGGGAATGGCCATGGCGTCCTGCGCGGGAAAGGTGCCGGGGCCATAGGGCGGCAACCATTCTGCATCCGCCTCAGGCTCTCGCAGGGCAACAGGATCGGCCATATCGGCAGGGGCTGCATAGGCGCAAAGCCATTCCGCGCCGCGATCATTGAGCGTGCGGGCCAGCGGCGCCCGCTTGATGGCGCTGGACCACGATGTCCAATCGGCCATTTCCGCCAACACGGTCGGCGCCCAGCGCTTGCATTCGCGGGCCTCGATGGATGGCTCGTCGATCATGGAGATCTGCCCGGCCGCGATGGTGGACAGCGCCTCATTGCAGAGGGTGATGAGAGAGGCCAAGGCGGCGGGCTCCTAAGCAGAGGTGGGGGTTGTTCCCCTGCTAGGCTCAGTTCAGCGGCGATTGAATCGCGGGCTCATTAAGTCGGAAAAATCGAGAGAACGATGGAAGGCAGGTAAATGGGCAAACTCAATGCCATATTGCAGAATGTTATATCCGAACGAATTCAACTGTCCTAGAATTGCGGTGTGCCGAAGCTCGGAAGCCTGCGCCTTGCCAGGATTTGCACTGCGAATGTCGAGTGGTGCGCACATCCTCGTTGGCCCACCATTCATCGTTTTTGTATGCAGTGGGCGGCAGGCCGCCGACCATTCTTCCTATTTGATCGAAGCTCAATGAAATTCGATCCGAACCGCAATTTTCAAGAAATTCCTGCAACGGATCATATTTCGGCATTGCTGTAGCCTTTGGTGCGCAACTTTCTTTGAGAATACATTTGGGAAAAGTATTTTCAAGGCGCGCAACGCACCATAGAAAACGGGGCCGGGATTGCTCCCAGCCCCTCCCCAAGTTCAGGAAGTCTTGCGGCCGGTTTTTGCCTCGTCAGCCGGAGCCTCGTCGGCGGTGTAATTTTCGGGGAACCGGGCTTTGCAGGCGGCCTGCGCCTCATCGTCCTGCGGTTCCCAGAACTTGCCGGGGATGGCCTTGGTGGTGAACAGATCACCATCGGCCACCATGCGGCCTTCGTCGCACAGATAGATCGGACTGCCATTGGCGCGATAGGTTGCCATCGTCATGCTTCCTTAGATTGCCACGCCCATGGCGCTGTTGGTCTGACGCGCAGCCACCACGCCCGCCGTGATCTTGCCGGTGGTCGGCGCGGTGCCGGTGATGTCGTAATACAGGCGCACATAGCGCGCGTTGACACCCAGATCGAGTTCAGCCGGGCACTTGAACTGATAGCCCGCGACAAGGTTAGCCAGCGGCACTTCGCCCGACTGATAGACGGTCGTCCACGTGGCATTGTCCGGCGAACGGTCCACCTTGACGTTCATCGAGGTCAGGTTGTTGAAGGTTTCCGTCACCAGAACCGAAATCGGCACCTCGTTGCCCACGCCCAAATCGCGCACAATGGCCGAGCCGCCAAAGGGCGCGCCCGTCTTGCCAAGGTCGAGAACATTGGTCGATGCAGCATCGGCAGTAACAGCCTGATTGGTGCTGAAAATGAGGGTGTTATCCCAGATCATGGCCTTTGCTCCTTATGCCACAAGCGTTTCGGTTTCGACCAGCGTGTCGTCGCGGCGGATCGGAATGCCGCGCCACGTCTGGACTTCTTCGCCCTGGATCTCCATCGGCGTCAGGCGAATGAAATTGTCCGTGGCGCGCGAATTGGTGCTTTCCGCATCCAGCGCCTCAAAGGCCGTGCGGTTCATGTAAATGACCGTGCGGCCCGGCGCTGCCACGCCCGGCTTGTCCATCTGATAGGCATGGGTGCCTTGCAGCTTGTGATAGGCCTTGCGCAGCAACGGGTTCAGGACGACCGTGCCAGCCACCACATCGGACACGTCGATATTGGCGATGCGCGTATTCCAGCGCCAATCCTTCACGCCAATGCCCGCGTGCTGGCAGAACATTTCTTCCTTAACGTAATAGGGGTTGCCATTGCCGTCGAGAACGCGCTGCTCGCCCTTGTCCTCACGGCGCAGACCGGCCGCAATGCTCTGCGGGGTCAGCATCGAGGTCTGCATGTCGCCATGGGTGACAAACCAGATCGACATATTGTCCGAACCGGAACCGCCGCCGTTGATGACGTTCTTGTTGGCCAGCGAGTTATAGCGCGGGGCCATGCCGTGGAACTGCGTGGGCGAGGTGCGAACGTCCGAATACCAGATCGCGCTACTCAAGGCCTGCGCAATGGCTTCGATAAAGCCTTGCGCCTCCATCAGGCGCAGCTTGCCGGTTTCGTTCGGATAGAGGCCAAGCAGGCGCGTATCGACGCTCGAGAGGCCTTCGACAAAGCCGGTCGTTTCCTCGACGGTCGTATAGTTGCCCTTGCTCTGGGCGATGCCCTGATAGAGCGCACCCCACGAAACCGAAGGCAGGCCGGAACGGATCGAAATCGCGTGCTTGGTCCCCTTGTTGCAGGACTGCACATTCGCGTCCTTGAGGAAGGGCGTGAACTGATGCAGCACCTCGGCTACGGCGGCCTCGGCGTTCAGGTCCTGCGCCTTCAACGCATCGATCAAATTCCAATAGGTGGAGCCGAGAATGGCCATGGATCACACTCCTTTCAGGTTTCGTTGGGGTAGAGGGCCTTGTGGGCGGGAATATTCTCGCGCGGCGCGGCGCCTTCGCGGGGGAACAGGCCATCCTCGCCCATCATTTCGCCAATGGCGCGAAAGGCGCGGATCATATCGGGGTGGTTGCCAAACCCGGTTTCGTTGAGCGCGGCGCGGAAGGGGTGGGGGTCTTTGCCGCCCTCGCCAAAGCCGGTGGCCTTGAAGCCGAGCCCATCCAGCCCCTTGGCGGCCAGATGGGCGCTTTCTTCCATCTTGGCCCCGCCAATGTCGGGATCAGCCTTGAAGGCGTCATGCCAGCCCTTGCGCTGGGACGCGCCCTGTTCGATCAGGTGCTGCACCACGGACGCCTGCGCCTTTTCCATGATCTGCGGGGCCAGCGGCAACAGGGCATTGGCCTGATCGTTGGTCAGGTTCAGTTCGCGGAAAATCGGTTCCGCCGCTGCGACCAGTTCCGTGTCGAGCGTCACGCCTTCCAGCGACAATTCATAGGCTTCCGGCGCACCAGCGGGCGGGGCCTCCTCGCCTTCGGGCTTGGCCTCACCTTCGCCCTCTACCTTGCCTTCGCCGCCTGCTTCGGGCGCCGCACCGCCCAGCACGGTTTCAAGGTCGCCTTCCTCACTGGCTGCGGGCGCGACAGGGGCAACCTCCGGCGCGGCGGCGGGCGGTGCATCAGTCGTCCCCGCCGAGGGCGGCGTATCGGTCGAGGCTGGGGTCGGGCTTTCGGTGGTCACGTTGCTTGTCCTTGGGTTTGGGCTTGGGGTTCAGGGCTTCGCGCAGGATCAGATCGAGCGTTGCCAGCGCTTCGGGCGAACGCAGCGGCTCAGGCTGTCCAGCATCGGCAAGCATGAGCAATTCAAACCCCAGGCTTCGGCGCCCCTCGAAATGGCCGAGATCGCGCCCCATTTGCCCATTGGCAGGAGCGTATTGGCCGAGGATGCCCGCGCCTTGAATCGCGGCGAACAGGAAGCGCAGAAACTCCGGGCGATTCAGGAGATATTCGGCATCATCGCCGTCAAAGCCGCTCATGGCTGGATAAGCCGATCAAGCATCGACTGGCCCCCGGCATCGGTTTCGGAGAGCAGACGCGCGGCCTGCGCGCCCTGCTGCGCCGCTGGCGCCATGGCCGCCATCTGGGCTTGCTGCTGCTGGGCGCGCTGCTGGCGGATCTTCTGCGCATCCTCGTCCGAACGCAGCATCTTGACCGGCGCGCCCACGCGATAGGCATATTCGTCAATCGTGGCGTCCGTATCGAGCTTGTCGAGCGCGGTCGGGTCGGCCCCTGCCAGATTGCCGATGAAGCCCACCACGCGCTCCATCTGGCCAATGCCGATCATGCGCTGCATCTGGTGGAGGATCGAGATAAACTCGACCTTGATCGGCATCCCCGCCATTTGGGCCAGAACAGACGGCACAGGCGGCAGCATCCCGCCGCGATCCATGATGCCAAAGGCGCGGTCGATGGCCGGTTGCAGCTTCTCATCCGAAACGCGCTCGATCACCGGGCCAAGCTGGGTCAGCTTTTCCTCATTGCGCGAGGCGATCTCCTCCATGTTGCGCGGCTGGATGCCCTGCATGTTGGTGATGGCGTTGAACAGGTCGGCATAGGAAAGCGCGTCGATCTGCACATAGAGCTTGTCGATCTCGCCGCCGATGGCCAGCACCGCCTGATGGGGTATCTGGTAGGGGATGATGATCTGATCGGCAGTAATACCGGTGCCGCGTACCGTGCGCCCCGGCTCTCCGGTCAGGCGCACCGAGGGCGGCGCGATCTTCTCCGGCTTGACCATGCCGTCGATGGCTTCGTTCCGGCGCTTGGTCTGCATCTGCAATTCGCGCAGCGCGGGCAGGGCGTCCATGCCCGGCGAGACGCCATAGGTATCGCCGCCCACCACATCCCAGCGCGGCGCCCAAAAGGGCTGCTCGTCATAGCCAGAAACCCGCGTCAGCCCATCGGCGCGGGTGTCGCCCTGATCCCAATAGACCGAGCGATAGGGCTTGGAGCCCAGCTTCTCCGGGTTATAGTCCGGGTTGGGCTGGATCGCCTGATAATATTCGACAAGCTGGGTATAGTTCGAGGCGTTGTAGGCTTGGCGCACCCATGGCGCCACGCGGGCGCCGAAGGTCTGCACCGCCTGGCGAACGTCCATCGGGCAATAGCGGAACAGCGTGTCAGGCTTGAGCGAGGCGCTGATGGCGATCCAGTATTCACCCGCCGTCATGGCATGGCAGACCGCGCCGAATTGGCGATCCTCGACCATCACGCAGGCCTCAGTCCCGAACAGGCCCAACTCGGCATAGCCCGCCTTGAGCGCGCCATAGAAGTTCGTGAAGGCGAGGAAGTCGTAGAGGCGCTTCTCGACCTCAGCCAGCCACGCCTTGACTTCGGGATGCTGGGCCAATTCCGGGTCGCCAATGGTCAACAGGAACCAAGGCCGCGAAATGCTCGACAGGCCGGAGGTCATGCCGTTGGTCAGCGTGCGGAACGCCTCGATGCCCTTGGGGTCAAGCAGGCGGTTGTTGCGGATGCGCCGCCGCCCGCCACGGTCCCGCGCATTGGTCAGGAAGCGGGAGCGCGCAGGCTGGGCAAAGCGCGCAATATCGTTCCATTCGCCCTCATAATCGGTCCGAATGGATTTCATGCCCTCAAGCTGCGTTTGCAGGCTCTGGCGCAGGGTCTGGGCTTTGGCCTGATCCATCAGCCAAGGGTCGGCTTGGCCACGGTGGGCGCGCTCAGCGTCCCGGCCGGGCTGGTCATCAGGCCCGCAAGCGCCGCGCGCCGCATCTTGGCGGTATCAACGCCAATGTTGGTCGCCCCGCCATCGGGAACCTTTGTGGCCTGCCGCTCCGCTGGCGTCGAAATATCAGGGGTGGAACAGATAGGAGCCTCCTGTGGTTAGGAGGCTGGCTATCGTTTATGGGGTGGGGCTTGAATCGCGGGGTGGGAGGGAAATGAGCTTGCCTCCCTATCTCGGATTTTCTAAGATTCGGCAGATGCTGATATTTTAGTAAAAATTAATATAAACTAATAAATTTAAAAATTTAGACAATTAGGATGAATGATGAATTCTACTATAATTAGTCTAGATAATTTCAAGCCTATTAAAATAACCAGTCCTGGTTGTTGTATTTATTGCAATAATCATTCGGAAAATCTTACTGATGAGCACGTCATTCCGTATGCCCTTGGTGCCCATGTTATCAGCATTAAGGACGCATGTTGTGTAAAGTGTCAGGCAATTATCCAGCGTTATGAGCAAGAAGTTCTAAAAAAGCAGCTTGGAACCTTTCGTGCGAAATTTGGAGCACCTTCAAGGACAAAACCAAAAGATCGCCCCAGTGAAATGAGGATTACCTTCACGGAAATTGACAAACATGGCCAACAACTCCGTGATCTGGGTTACAAGAAAATTCCGCTTGCCCAAGCCCCATGGTATATTGTGCTTTGGGAATCACCTCCGCCAGCGATTTTTGGGCTTCCAGTAGCGCCTGGTTTCGAAAAAGGGCGCTTGTGGGACACTGGAGATCGTGCTGCAATAGATTCTATTTGCCAAGAAGTAGGAAGAGATAAAGGCGCAAAATTTGTGAAGGCCCAAATAGGAAGTATTTCTCGAGACATGTATCTGCGATGGCTGGCGAAGACGGCGCATGCATTTGCCGTTGCACAACTTGGACTGGATAAATTTAAGCCGTTTCTGCAAGATATTATTCTAAATCGCACACAGGAAATTGAAAAATACGTGGGAGATACTTCTAGTCATAAAGATAGGAACATTGAATTCAAGTGCGACGACGAAGCCAAAGGATGGTTCAACATTAGACTCAAGTTAGATCCAGATGGGCGATATGCTAATTTGGTTCTGGTTTTTATCCAGTTGTTCCCTGAATTTAAGACCCCTGTACATTGCGTTGTAGTCGGTGATGTTGGTGTTAATGTCGGATAAATTTGAAAATTTTCAATGATGCTTGTAATTTATTCTGTTTTCATTGGTATAAATGTATTAAAGTTTTCGAAATTTCAGTTAGATGTCTAAAGTCTATCGAGCAAATTCTTGTCCAATGCCCAACCATGCGGCCAATACACGCTTACTCTCAAAGCCCCTCATACCGATCCCGCCCCCTCGGCTCCGGCTCAGGCAGCGGCGGAAACGGCATCCCATCCCGCGCAAACCTGCGCCGCAGCGCCGCCTCATTGCGCCGCAGCCAATGCCTATCATGCCCCAAGGCAATCATGCCATGGATGAAAGCCTCATAGCCATCAGTCGAGTTCCGCATACCGATCCCCTCCGCTTTCCCCGTAATTGTCAGGATTGAGATACCCCGGCACCGCGCGCGGCATCACCGGCTCGGCAAAGGTGCAGGCCAGCGCATCGCCCCAATCTGGCGAGGGAAGTCCGCGCTTCTTCATGTCCTTCTTGCGCTCCAGCAGGATCGAGGTGTCGTCACCACCAAATGAATAGGTCGGCCCGATCAGATCGTCCCGCAGGCGATCCTCTTGCGGGATGCTGGCGCCGCGCAGCCAATGGCGCATCTTGGTCCACATTTCGGCGCGCTTGTTGGCGGTGTGGACGCGCACCCCCGGCTCCAGTTCGGCATCGCGCCCCTCGGCGCCAAACCATACCTCGACCACCGGCACATCGGGGCGCAACTGGCGCAGGCGATCCACGATGGCCGCCCCGATGTTGCCCGCATCGACGAATATCATATCGGGGTGATATTTGTCCGCCTCCAGCGCAATGTCACCGGCCAGCGTCATGCTGTCCATCTTGGTCCAGCGCTTCCACGGCCGCGACACGGCATCGCGCCCGCAGCGGATCGCCAACACGCTCTCGTCATCGCCCATGCGCGCGCAGTCCACGCCGAAGATCACCGGCTCAGAGCCAAGCGCATCAAAGGGCTGGCGCTTCTGGGCGGCCTCTACCGCATCCAGCGCGATAAACTGCATCGAGGAGGCCGAGGGGAACAGCCCGCGCACACGCACCTTAGCAATATCGCTTTCCTCACCATAGGTCCGCACCAGTTCATCCAGATAGGCCTTGTTCGTGCCTTCCACCGTGCGGCTGTCGATCTGCTTGGTTTTCCAGAGATTGCGCGCCTTGCCAAAGCACTCGCGGAAAGCCCCGGTGTTCTGGGTCGGGTTGCCGAACGCCAGCCACAGGATTTCGGTGTCCTCGTCGGTCAGCGCGCCCAGCGCCACCTCCCAGACCTTCGCCGCGATGCCCGATGCCTCGTCGAAAATCAGGACGATGCGCTTGCCCTGATTGTGCAGGCCAGCGAAAGCCTCGGTGTTGTTCTCGCTCCAGGTCACAAGGTCCGTGCGCCATGCCTTGTCATGCCCGCGCATCAGCGAGGCGATGCTGGTGGCGCTGGGCTTGAACCAATCTGAGGTCAGCGCCAACTGGCACCACTTGGTCAGTTCCGGCCCGGTCTTGGTCAGAAGCTGGCCCTCGGTGTTGGCCGTCACCACCACGCGCGTATCGACACAGGTGTCGAGCGCCCACTTGTTCACCATCGAGATACCGGCCGACTTGCCGATACCATGGCCTGATGCAACCGCGATCCGGCAGGGCGTGTGCCGCGTGGCCGGGCTGCTCAAATGCTCCTCGATTTGCAGGAACATTTCATTCTGCCATGTGCGCGGCCCGGAGGACGGCAAGCGTTCGCTCTCCCACGGATAGGCGAACAGGGCATGGCTGCGCGGCGAATAGCGAAACTCGCCAATCCGCCGCGCCAATTCCATCTTGGGGCTGACCTCTGCCATCAGGCGCCCGCCACCCGCGCATTGCCCGCCATGATCGCGGCGGCAAGGTCATCGGTCAGGCCATGGTCGATCCGCTCCTTGAACGCCTGCACATCGACATGCTTGCCAATCAGTTCCACCACCTTGAGGCGGTCAGCGAGGCGGATCTTGCGAACCCGGCCAATCTGCGTGCGGTTCTCGCCTTGCCCTTCAAACAGTTCCTCAACCTCTACACCGGCGACCAGCCCCTTGCGAAACGCAACCGGCCATTCGTGGATAGGCTTGAGCCCGCCCGCATCATCATACAGGTCGGCCAGATCCGCCTCGGCATCACCGGCAAGGCGCATCAGTACCCATTGCGCATCAATGCCGGTCTTGACCGACCTGTCCGTTTTCCGCTCTGTAATGGCTCTGGCAACCTCAACATGCCTCAACAGGCGCTCCCCCTGCGAATAAGCCGTTTTCGCGCTGTAGCCCGCGCGGATCGCCGCTTGCGTGGCGTTGAGGTCCACAAGATATTCCTCGACAAAGCGAAGCTGCTTGTCGTTCAGTTCAGCCACGCTCAGAGCCTCCCCCGCTTATAGCCCTTGCGGTCGGTCGGACGCGGTGCGCGCGACCCGGCGCCAAAGCCACGCGCCACATGCGGGCGAACCACATGCATGTTCGATGCGCGCGCCGTGCGCTTACCCGTTGCAATCACTTCAACCTCCCTGAATTTCTGAAAACGCTCGACCTTGATCAGGCCCTTGGCCTCAAGCCGCGCGACCGTGACGGAACCCATGCTGCTGGAATTGAAACCCGCAGCGACTTCGAAATCGATGTTGACCGGGCAGGGCTGGCTGTTCTCGGCCGCCTCGTAGATCATCTGGTAAACCACCTGTTCGGCGGGGCTCAGTTCGGCCCGATGCGGAAACAGGTCCATTTGCCCGGCGCTCTGGATATTCATCACTTCCCCCTTGCTGCTTGGTGATAGCCCTTGAGATATTCGGGCCGAATGTTGCGATAGGCGCCTGCGGTCCTGCGCTCGGTTAGCTGCGCATCGCTCAGCCGCTTCACGAACAGGTCGCAGATGTATTCCGAGAGGGTGGCGGCAGGCGCGGACACCTGAGCGGGCGCAGGCTGGGGAGCCAAACGGCCACGCTGATCGAAGCCCAGACGCGCAAAGAGATCCTGCGCTTCGGTCATGCCGCTTCCCCATTGATCCGCCCAGCCACCGGGCGGGGCAGGGCGAACCGGCCCGCGCTCTCCACCAGCCAGCCCAGACGCGCCGCAGCCTGCGCCCAGGGCAGCGGGAGAGCATCAATCGCCCCCTGATCCATTTCGCCGCGGCTAAGTGCCGTCATGGCCCCGTCATACCGGGCTTGCCGATCATGGCGCAGCGCAGCCTCAGCGCGGGCCTGCGCGCGGGCGTGTTCATCATCCCGCCGCCATTCACCCGCGATCTCCAGCAATTCGGCAATCGTGGGAAACCACTTGAGGCGGACCAGCGCCGTATCGACCACCCACACAAGCTGCGCGCTGGGCAGGCCGCCAAGGGCGCGGCGATAGACCTCAAGCAGCACCGCGCCTTCGTCCGATCCGGATTTGCGGCGCGGCAGGATGCTCAGCGCGGCCATGCAGCGGTCAAAGCCCTCATCGGAGCAAGTGCGCAGCACCGGGAGTGGGGCGGCAGCAATGGCGCGCAGGTCGCGGCGCTGCTCAGCGGTCATAGCCAACGCAATCATAGACCCCTCGGCGCCGCAGGGCTTCGGTGAGCCCATCGCCGGGAGGCTGGGCAATTGCTGGCCGATGGTTTTGGTTTCGCTCGTGGTTGCCATGTTTCAGATACCTGCCTTCATCGTGAGCTTTGCGGAGCCAGTTGCGCCATGCCGCTTGCCAATCTTTCTTCACGGCGTTGGGGCCGCTGGTGGATGCTGCCCAATCCCGAAACCGGGCCAGTTCGCGCTCCAGCGCGCCGGGTGGCCATTGGGCGATGGCTTTGGCCGCATCGCCCGTCAGCGGTTCGGGAACCCAATCGACCGGAAGGCGCGTCCCTCGTGTGCGCGCGGTGTTTGTTTCCGGGTGGGTATGGGGGTGGGGGTTAGAATTAATTTCATTGGGGGAGGGGGAAAGGGCGGGGGAGGTAACGCCAGCTAACGCCGGTAACGCGTTATCTGCGTTACTTTGCGTTACCTCTTGCCGGTTGCGGGCCTTGAACTCGCGTTGGCGGCGGGCGGTGTCGGCGCGCTTCTTCTCCTTGCGGGCCGCTTCTTCGGCCTCCTGCCGCCGCACCACATCGGCGCGCGCAATCTCCATCGCCACTTCGGCAACAAGATCGGCAGGCGTACCGGCAGCAATGAGGCGGGCAAGGAGATCGCTCACGGCAAAATCTCAATCTCGATCCGGCCCGGCTTCTCAGGGGCCGCAAACTCGAAGCTGGGCAGAAACCGGCTATCGTTGACCTTCAACGCATCCGCGAGGCCATCGAAGATCGGCTTCATGCGGTTGGGAAAGTTCACCCGGTCGCCCCGGCGATCCGGGGGCGTGAACTTCACGCGCACCAGAATATCACCAGTGGCAGGTGCCTGAACCTTGGCCGCCAAAGCGGCTGCCTTGGCCCATGCGCGCCACTTGGCTGTGACAGCAGCCTTTCCGTGCCAATGCCCCTTGGCATGGCCCGACAGGCTAGAGGGTGGAAAGGGGAGAGAGATCACTCAAACATTTCCAACTGATCCTGAGGATTGGCCAGCAGCCAAGCCGCCTTGTCCTCGCGCGCCCGCACCAGCGCGGCAGCAGCGCCGCCAAGTTCTTCCTGCGCCCGCTCAAGGCGCAGGCCCGCGCGCTTCACCCGACGCTCGGCGCAGGCGATAATCTCCTCGATGCTTTCCAGCGTGGGCTCGGACGGAGTGAGGCCATCGGGGATCATGCAGCCGCCTCCGGGCGCAGCTTGCCGAGTTGGGCGTCGATGGCATCGCGGGCGCGCTCCAGCGCGGCACGGTTTTTGCGGATCGCCTCGATGGTGATTTCGTCGCCGGTTTGCAGGGCCTCGGACAGGGCGGTAGCGGCCTGCAAGACGCGCGTTGCGTCGATCCGATCCGATGCTGCGCCTGGGCGGCTGTCCTTGCAAAGCTGGAGCAGTTCGCCGGAAAGGCGGCCATTCCATTCGCGCATTCCTCGCGCAAAGGACACCAGCCCCATGTCGGCCTCACCGGCCGCATACTTTGCCGCCTGATCCTCGCTCTTGCCGAGGACCGCGCCAACATCGGCCCATGTCAGGCCATCGTCCTTTTTGATGCGCGAGAGGGCGTCACCGACGATGCAAAGCGCGGAATAAGCGGAAAACACAGGGCGTTTTGCCGTGGATTGCAGGGTCATGTTTCAGTTACCCACAGTGGTATGAGGAATGATGAAAATCGAATTGGGGTGGGCGGCGGTTGCGCTCTGCCCACCACGGCGACCCGAGACGGGCTTGGAACTGTTCGCGCGGGGGCAAATCATGCGGCGCGCCCTCCGCTGGCAGGGCTTGAAACCCCGCTAGCTTCGGCCATCCTATGTTCATCACTCTCCAAAGGAGAATCGGAATGACTCAAGAAGCGAGCATAATAATCGAGTACAAAAACAAGCGACCGCTTGAACTTCTCGACTTGACGAATTCTCTGTCGGCGCTCGGAAATCAATTTAAGCGCTTCGTCTCCGATGAAAACGGGATCGATAGCGAAACCCGTCTTTTCGTCCACGAGGTAAGAACGGGCAGCACGATTACCGAGTTGATCGCTCTTGGGCAGAAAGCAGCAGACCTTTACGATGCCTACGAAAAGGTCAAAGACTTTGCAGGCTCGTTTTATGCGGTCCTGCAGTCCATTTTGCACCTGACCCCAGAGGCCAAAGAGCTTGATCGACCCACGATCAAAAATGCCGCCAGCTTTGTCGCCCCACTTGCTATCGATGGAGACGGCGCTCGCATAAACATGATCGACAACAGGGGCGGAACGATCATCAATCACTACACCGTGACGCCAATGGAGGCGTCCGCGATCAGCCATAATGCCAATCACCTTCTGAACTCGCAATTTCCTGATGAAATACGGTTTGAAAATGAGCCAATGGCACTTTTCCAGATGCGCAATGCACCTTCTGGTAAAAGCGGTGATTTTGGGATCATCGACCGTTTTACGCCGAAAGAGAAAAAACTCACCTTCGCTGGTGACGCGGTAAAGGACGCCATCCTTCATCACGACGGGAACCCGTTCGAGCAAATCTTTTGGGTTGATGGTGTCGTCAAAACGGTTGGCGGGAAGCCCGTGAGCTATCACATCACCAACCTGGTCGACGCCCAGCCGAGGGATGAGTAGATGCCCGTTCATGCCGCCCTACCTGTGGTTTGGGGGGAGGGGCGCTTTCTGGGAACACGCGCCTCAACAGGCGGGAAATCCTTGATAGAAAGGGGACGCCCCTGATGCTTCGATACATCAATGATCGTCGGCCTGCGCCATTCCGGAATGAAATTGGCATCACGCCACCCAATAACAGTGGTGAGGGGAATTCGCCCCTCTCTGGCTACACGGGCTGCGCCACCAAGGGCCTCCAGAATGTCGGAAACTGTCTGCATGTCAAAAATGCTACGATAAACGTAGTGCCATCGCAAGGAAAAACTACGATAAACGAAGCGGACTTGCGCGACTATCGCTGGCATGGTCGGAAAATGTTGAGCCATGCTGAATTATTGGCGGAATTGCGCCTCAAGCTTGAGACGGGGGAAACCACTCAGGCGAAGATCTCACGCCTGATTGGCATTCCCACTTCGCGCGTTGCTGAAATTTTCACCACCGACCCCAGCAAAAAGCCTCGCATGATCAAACTTGATGAGGCCAAGAAGCTGGTCGAGGCTCTGGGTATCAATGAAGGGCATCCCGCCCAGACGAATATTCCCATTTCAGCGGATGTAGTTCTTCCGCTTCTGGAGGCGATTCTGCCGCCAATGGCCGCCCCATCTTTAAAAGCCGTGTCTGCAACGCTTGCACATGGCCTTGAGCTGATCGGATGTTCTCTAAGTTCTCCAGCCACTCCTGACGCGTTGCGTGTGGCTGTGCGCGGCGCAATTGCTCTATCTCGTGATAGAGGTTTGCAATCATGACTCGAGTGAGGTGACAGCCAATGTCACACACGGGGCATCCAATTTTGCATTCGATGCCCGAAACTGGGTCTAGCAATTTGGGCACAAAATTCCTCCTCGTTAGAATGTGCTAACCCGCTCCTCCGGGGCGGGGCTCATATGGCGAGGCGATTTTGTAGGAAAGAACGAAATGAGAACATTTGGGCGACGGCAAAAATCCGCAATCTGATCGTGTCCATCGCGCCAAATCGGGCCACAATTGCCCTCCTGTTCACTTCATCCCCGCCGCGCGGCCACCACGGATACCGCGTTCACTACGCCGGATCGCGGCGGCTTCGGTGGATCGGGTCATAGGGGAGGGCATTATGCCAACTGCCGGACTGGCGCGCGGTATGGGCGGCATAAGTGAGTTGTTTGATTGCCAGATGATGGATCTTTGAAGATTGGTCATTGCGGTTCAAACGAGACAAATCGGCAATTTCCATTGCCCATCCGTTAAGTTGGTGTATATCGAGTCTGGTATAAGGGTGGTGCGAGTGGCGGTCGACTATCAGTTCCTGATTACCCAAGGGGCGATTGCCGACTTTCACGCATGTCGAGAGGCGGATGCGAGAGCAGCTGCGACTCTGGCTTTGATGATACGCGAGCTAAAGGACGATGCTGCATTTTTGGAATGTATGATCGATGAGGATTATTCCGATGGCGTTGTTAAAGATGTCATGGCTCTGGTAAGTTTGCAGAGCAAGCGGATAGATGCTTATCGCGTAAAGCTTGTCCATCACTCTCAATGGCGCTTGATTTGGGTGCATGATCAAAGGACCGCTCGCATTGGTCTTTTTTCGATTATGCCGCGTTCTGCAGATTATGAGAATGACCCCGTCCTTTGGGCGAGAATTGAAAGAGAATTCAATGAACACATTTTCACGCATCGCTGATTCAAGCGGCTATCCGGTTACGGTTAGGGCTGGTCAGGCTCGGGGCGGGGATTATGTCAGATCTCCCGACAATCGAGTCATGTATGTTCTGAAGTGGAACGGTGTTGCATCGCTTGATAGTCGGCAGGATCTGGATTCGTTTCTAGATGAGGTCCTGAGCCTCCCAGACGTGGCTGAGCATCTTGAAGATGTCAGCTTGGAGTTGGCTGAAGCGTTTGCTCGGTCCGCCGGTGGAGAAACCCTTCGTTCACTCCGTATACGCAGCGGCCTGTCGCAGACGCAGCTCGGGGTTCTTTTGGGAACATCACAAGCTGCTGTTTCAGAGTATGAGCGGGGCACTCGCGAGTTGAGCTATGAGAAGCTCAAATTGCTGTCTTCGTCTTTGTCTGTCGAGCCAAATGAACTGTTCAGGGCAATCGAAAATGGAAAAGCCTGAAGTATTTATCTTTTTCTGTGATGACGTTCGCCATGAGCTGGGGGGGCGTTTGAGCTTAATGGGGTTGCACGGAACCCAAGCTATCATCGAAGGGGATTCCGGTTACGTAAAGTCGTTCACAGTTGGCGCCATAATTCGCTACATATCGGATGAGCCGGTTGAGGCGACTATCGAAATTACCGCAAAATCGAATAAGTCTGTTTCAGATTTGCCCGCGCTTCCTCCACTTTTGACTATACCTATGGACCCTGGCGAAAGAGGTATTATCCAGAACGGAAATATTTTGGCTGAATTTGGATCAATAAAGGTTCATGCGGGTCTGTCAATTGTTGCTACTGTGACTGTTCTTGGTGATACGTTTACGAGAGAAATATCATTTGTTAGTTCAAATGTTCCGGTTGTGGACTAATTTGAATCCAATGATCTGTGCCCCGCCCAGCCCTGCTCGGCGGGGTTTTTGTCCGTAAGTATGCTATGCTATTGGGGAATCGATCGGATGCCGGGGGGTAAATGCCGTACTTCAATTCATCAGCCATCAAGCGCGCCGAGTACGATGAGGCAACAGGTCGGCTCACGATCTGGTTTCCTCAGGGTCATAGCTATGATTATTGCGGGGTGCCGCTAGAAATTTGGCAAGGCCTCCTAGCCGCTGGATCGCCGGGGCGATACTTCAACGCGTTCATAGCTGACCGATACCACTGCTAATCCTCATTCACCGTCACCCAGCACACGCCCTCTACCCGCAGGTCCAGTGCCTCCCCCGGCAGCAAAAGCCGCGCGTTCACGCCTGCGCGCCCATTGAGCGCATATTGCAGCGCATAGGTCGGGGCCGCCCGCAGCAGCCACGCCCAGATCGGCTCCATGATCTTCCGCATCACCGTTTCTCCAAGGCCCCCGCGCGGGGCCCTTTTCGTATGGCGGGTGTAGCAGGAATTTTCTTCATGGCGCTACGAAAAACGTATTGACTTGAAACTACGAAAAACGTAGCATTTTTCCATCAGCAGCGAGTGAGCCACCAGCGCAGACCTCGCCGCCTCGATGGAGGTTTCACCTATGAACGCCCACACCCATTTTCCCGCACAGGTTCCGCTGATCGCAACCGGCCTGGTGTTCGATCACTACCTGCGCGCTGCCCGCCAAAACCTTGAAAACCTCGTTCGCCTCGCAGACGGCTTGAACGACACCGCCTTTGCCGACGAGGCGAGGGGCCTTTTGCAGGGCTTTGAGGACAGCGCCGAGGGCTGCTTTGACCTGATCGACCATGCCAACTGCATCGAAGCGGAGGCCGCGTGATGGAAAGCCAGATCGCCGTCATCCGCGCGGCCTCGCTGGCCGATTGGCTGAGCAACGACGAGTTCCGCGAGTTCACCCAGGAGATCGCCGCCGCCGTCGATGCGATGGAAATCCCGCTGATCCTGCGCCGCTGGAAGGTCGCCTTTCACCGCAACCGCTTCGTCAATCTGGAGGTGGCATGATGGGCAAGCACCATGCTTTCACGCTGCCTCACATCGAGGGCAGCGCCTATAACGCGCCGACCTATCGCGGCTGGGCGCTGGACGGCGCCGGTCTGGTGGGCTGGTCCGCTTTCAACGGCGATTATGAGGAGCAACTTTGGGCTTTGACCAAGCCCGCGCTGCTGGGCCTGATCGACGCCTATGAGGCCGAACTGGATGCCGCTATGGTCGATGCGCAGGCGCACCTTGCCGCCATGCCCGCCGCCCGCCGCGCCCAGCTTGAACGGGAGTGGGCTGCATGAGCATCCTCACCACCTTTGGGCTGATCGCTGGCGGGGCAACCTTTGGCTTTTTCATGGCCGCCATGATGGCCGGCAATAAGATCGCCGCAATGCAGCGCCAGCTTTCCGAGGCGACCGACCATTTGCGCCAGGTGTCCAGGCGCCTGCGCATTTTCGGCATCGACTACCTGCCCGGCGAGGCCTTCCTTGCCCGCCAAAGGCACGACCACATCGATGCGTGACGACCTGCGCGCCGCCTATGCGCTGTTCATGAGCCAGACGCCCGCCGAAATGGTCGCCGGTCTGCTCATTGTCGGCGTGCTGTTTGGCACGATTGCCGGGCTCTGGCTCGTCACCCCCAACTGATTTCGGGCACCTGATCCAAGCCCGAACGCCGGTGGCTCTGCCATCCACAGGCCACCGGCAAACCCTTTCGAGGATAGAGCTATGCCTCTCATCACCGCCCCCGGCGCTTATCCCGACATTCCCGCCGAGGATTACCACGGCAACCCCGATCTTCTGCCCGGCCCCTCGCTTTCATCGAGCGGCGCGAAGATGCTGCTCACCAAGTCGCCGTTTCACTTCTGGCACGCAAGCCCGATGAACCCGGCGCGCGTCGAGGTGCAGAAGGCGCACTTCAATTTCGGCAAGGCCGCGCATGATATGATCCTGCTGCCGGAGCGCTGGAACGAGTTTTACCATGTGACCCCAGAGGGCTTCACGCGCGCCGCCAGCAAGAAGTTTGCCTTGGAAATTGCCGAAGCCGATGCCGCGCAGGAAAGCGGCATGGTGGTGCTGTCTTTCGACCAGGCCGAAACGGTCAAGCAGGTTGCCGCCGCGATCCGCAAGAATGATCTGGCCGTGGCCACGCTGACCAACGGCGTGACCGAGGAAACGCTGGCTTGGCAAGATCCGCAGACCGGCGTGTGGCTTCGCGCGCGGCCCGATTTCCGCCCCCACAGTATCTTGACCAAGCGGGCGGTGATGGTCGTCTCCGACCTGAAATTCGTGGCTGAGAGCAACGCCAGCCCCAAGGGCTTTGAGCGCGCCATTGATAACTTCGGCTATCACCAGAGCGCAGCGTTCTACATGGACGGCATCAAGGCGGTTTACGGCCACTATCCGACCCATTGGGTGCATGTGGTAGTCGAGCGTGACGCGCCGCACTGTGTCGCTCTCTACGAGCTTCCCGGCGAGGATATCGAGCGCGGGCGTGTGCTGAACCGCCGCGCCATCAACCTGTTCGACCGCTGCCTGCAAACCGGGAAATGGCCCGGTTATGCCGACGATCCCAAGCAAGTCGGCCTGCCGATCTGGGCGCGGATGCGCATCGACGATCTGAACCCCGAAGAAATGGCCTTTGCGGCCGCAGCTTGAAGGAAACCCCAATGGCCACCCAGCTTGTCACCACCGAACAACCCAAGGCCCCGGCAAAGGTGGCTGTCTCCAGCGGCGGTAAACTCGCAGCCTTCGTGCCCCAGACCATGGAAGAAGCGTGGCGCCTGTCGGGCGCGCTGGCTGCTTCGGGTATGACGCCCAAAGCCTATGGCAATGACCAGAACAAGATCATGGTCGGCATCATGGCCGGTGCCGAAGTCGGCCTGACGCCATTTGCCGCCCTTCAATCCATTGCCGTGATTGGCAATAACCCATCGCTCTGGGGTGATGGTGCGCTGGCGCTGGTTCAGGCATCCGGCCTGCTGGAGGATATGGAAGAGTTTGACGATGGTAATGTGGCAACCTGCCGCCTTGTCCGCAAAGGTCGGACCACGCCGATTGTGCGAACTTTCAGCCAGGAGGATGCCAAGAAAGCTGGCCTGTCCGGCAAGTCTGGGCCGTGGTCGCAATACCCCCAGCGGATGCGCCAGATGCGCGCCCGCGCATGGGCAATGCGCGATGGCTTTTCCGATGTTCTGAAAGGGCTCCATATTGCGGAAGAGGCGCGCGATTATCAGTCCATGGCTGGGGCGGCATCGGTGGAAGTCCAATCTCCCCTGACCGGCGCCATGCTGATCGAGCAGGCCAAGGGGGAGACTATCGAAGCGCAGCCAGCCAATGACGGGGCGCTGGGCGAGGATAGTCCGGCCGCTGCTGATAGTCGAACCGACGAACCGCAAGGCGACCAGCATGACGACGCCGACGAAGCGCCCGCTTATGCCGGTTGGCTGGAAACCACTTTCGAGCGCATCGAGGCCGCCGCGAAGCCCGCCGATCTGCGCGCGGTTGAAGCCGATATGGACCGCAACAAGGAAGCGCTGCCCAATGATGTTTGGGGCGGTCTGACGGATGCTGTCGCCGCCAAGCGGGCGGCTTTGCTCAAGTGAGCGAGTTCAAGACGCCGCTTGCCTAACCCATCACCCCAAGGGAGCCGGGCGCGCCCAACAAGCCGCCCGGTTGAGATTATGACACCCTACAGCATCACCCCCACCGCCATCGCAGCCTGCAACAGCATCGCTCTCCTGCGCGAATGGCATGGGCTTTTCTATGCCGAGTTCGACCGCCTTGTGAGCGAGGTTGAGGCGGCCAAGATTGCCGGAACCCACAGCGACACCCGATTTCGGGGCCATGAAAAGAGCCTCACGGTTTGCCGGATGGGAATGAAGAACATCGAGCGCCGCGCGCTGGCGCTGGGCGAAGAACCGATCCTGACGCGTGACGGGCATGAGCGGCGGATCATCAAGCGCCTGCGCGCAGAGATCGAGGTTTTGCAAATGGGGAGGGCGGCTTGAACATTTTGCTTACCGAGGAAGAAGCAGCAAGCCGCCTGCGCATGTCGCCCAGGTCATTGCGCGATCTGCGCCAGCACGGTCGCATCCGCTATGTGGCCATTACCGCCCGCAAGATCGCCTATCGTGAGGACGATCTTGCGGAGTATGTTGAGGCCCGCGTTCGCGTCGAGACGCCGCCTGTCGAAGTGAAGCCGCAAGGCAAGACGCGCCGCCGCTCCATCAGCGCAACGCCCAGCGGGAAGGTTGTCCCGTTCACCCAGCGCAAGAAGGTCTGATCCATGTCGCTCTATCGGCCAAAGAACAGCCCCTATTACCATTACGACTTCCAGATGAAGGGCGTTCGCTATCATGGCTCAACCCATTGCGCGGCCAAGCGTGACGCGGAACGCTTCGAGCGCGACCTGCGCACCGAGATTGCCTCAGGCAAGCGCGAGAAGCCGTCGATCACTCTGGACGAGGGCGCGGGCCTCTATTGGGGCGACAAGGGGCAGTTCGACAAGGCGGCCAAGACCACCGAATACCAGCTTGGCAACCTGATCCGACTCATCGGCGGCCGGATGCCGATCCATGAAATCGACGACCTGACCCTTAGCCGGTTTGTTGCGGTGCGCCGGTCTGAGCGGGTGAAGAATCGCGGCGCCAAGAAGCCGCGCGGGAAGGGGGCTAAGTCTCTGCCGCCCCCGCCTCCGGTGTCGAGCGCGACCGTCAACCGCGAAGTCGAATTGCTCAAGCGAGTGATCCGCTTCCTGTCAGCCCGTTATCGGGTGGGCGAAATCGAGTGGACCAAGCACAAGCTGCGCGAGAGCGAAGAGCGGGTGCGCGAGGCCAGCGAGGAAGAAGAGGCCGCGCTGTTCAAGACGCTGCGCGAGAGCGACAACGACCTGGCCGATCTGGTCGAGTTCGCCCTGCTGTCCGGCGCGCGCAAGAATGCGTTGGTGACGCTGATCTGGTCCAAGGTGGATTTCAAGCGCGGCACGGCCTCGGTCTATACCAAGGGCGGCGTGTGGCACACCTTTCCCCTGACGCAGCGGATGCTCGAAATTCTGGCCAACCGCCCGCGCGCAGGGGCTCACGTATTCACCTATGTTTGCAAGCGCGCCTCGCCGCGCCGTGGTGACCGCGTGGGACGGCTCAAGGGCGAACGCTACCCTTACAGCGCGCAGGGCTGGGACAGGCAATGGCGGCGGGCGCTGGCAGATTCGGGCATCAAGGATTTCCGCTTCCACGATCTGCGCCACACGACCGCCACGCGCCTTGTACGCGACAGCGGAAACCTCAAGGCCGCCCAGAAACTGCTCGGCCACACGCGCATCGAAACGACCGCGCGTTATGCCCATGTGACGGACGCAGATTTGCTCGCAACCATGGAGAATGCTCAGCAGTCCCGGAATAGTCCCGAAGTGATTGACACCAGTGTTTCAGAAAATGGCGGAAAACCGCGCCTTAGGAGGGTCAAATGAAACCTGCTCCCAAAGCAGATGCGCTACCAGGCTGCGCTACTCCCCGACACCGCCACGCCCCTAGAATTGCTGGGCATTTAGCGCAAGGGGAAAACTGCAATTTATACAGCTTGCGCCAGTTATCATGGTGGGCCCGGCAGGAAAACAACAAGCGTTTTCAAACAATAGCTTCGTTTGCCTAACCCGAAAAAGCTTGCCTATGCGGCCCTGCGAGTCGCGCGGGGACATGTCTAACCTTTTTAGTGGTTTTTGGCGCCCTGCGATGCCGGGGCACCATTCAATTTGCGCGCCCCATTCTCACAAGAATCGTTGCCATATGTTCCACGTTCGTTCACGTTTGGGCATGACTAAAACCATACCGACATGGGCTCTGACCTTGGGCGCAATGATCGACGAAGAGGCGGTCATTCAGGTGTTTTGCATGGACTGCAAAGTGTTCCGCCCCTTTACCCGCGATGACATGACCACGCTGGCCGAGAAGGTCGGCCGGGATTATTCGCTGGTCAATCGCCGGTGCCGATGCCGCCTGACGCCCGGCTGCAATGGTTGGAACAGGTTCATGTTTTTGAACGGTGTCATGCGGCATCTTGCGGATAATGAACATTTTGATCGGTGGATTTCCAGCGACTAGGGCTGATTATCATCCCGTACCTTGGCCCAATCATGCGCGGCCTGCGCATAGGCCCAATCCGCATCGCAGGTCAGCCAGTCCGAGCGGGTGATCCAGACGCGGGAGATTTCCGCCATGATGGCGTCGGTGGTGGGGTTTTCAGGAATTGCGGGGTCGAGGTTTTGGGAACCGGCGGGGCGATGGGCGGGGGCGTTTTGTGGCACCCAGTGGCCAGCAGCATAATCGGTAAAGCGGCCAGCGCCGCCAGCGGAAAGCGCGGCGTGATTCGTGTCAGCATGGTCGGCATCCTTTCGGGATTTGGCCTCATAGGCCAGCTTGGCGGCAGTCGCGGCGGCGCGTTCGCGCCTGAGCTGGGCCACGACATTGATAGTGCGCTGGCGCCATGTCGCCGCGCTGCGATGCTCGGCATAGGCCACCGCCGCCATAGTAATCGCCAGAATGAGGCAGAGGCGCACCGGGCTGGCAAACAGCCATTTCAGCCCGGCGGCGATACGCTGCCAGATGCCGAATGCCTTGATGGCGGCCCAGATGGTGGTGATGGGCATCACTTCAGAAGCTCATTATGCGCGGCAAGAAATTCCCGCGCATCACGCACTGCCGAGGCGGAACTTGCGATACGATAGGCCGCGCGCTCACCGCCTAAGAGATCGTCAAGATCGTTGACCAATTCCGCAATGAGCCGCAGGGCCTCGACGAATTTATCATCGGCAGCAGATACATTAGGAAATGCATTATCCCTGATGTCGATCCCTTCTATCACACCCCTGTCAATACCCACTGTCCGCCTCAAAATGTTGATCATATCGCCTCCTTCCGGCATTCACGCCGGTCCACATTCCCGATCCTCAGGCTGATCCAGCCCTGGTAAAACACTTGCTGGCTGGGGTTATTCCGCACGATGGCGTCGTACCGCTGGCGCTGCCGCGCATCGAGGTAATCGAGCATGGCCACACAGGTCCAAAGCCCACCCTTGCGAGCGCGCAGCCCAGCCAGTGCGCGCACATCGGCCGAGCCAAGCCGCGCCGAAGTCACCGGCAAGCGAAAGCCGCCCAGCGCGTTCAGTCCCTCACGAAACCACGGCAATGGTCGCTGCGACCCCATGTTGACGCCGGTATCCACCAGCTCGGCCGTGATCGCGGGCGAAAGGTCGATGATGGCCAGCGCGCCCGGATCGGCCATATAGCTGCCCGCATAGATCTGATCGGCACACACCGGCTCGGCCGCGCTGCAATGCTTGGGAAAGCTGCGCATATCGCCCAGATAGCCCCACTGGCGCGCGACCTTTTCCGTCACGCCCCAGCGCGTTGCCCCGCCGCGATCCAGCTTGTTGTTCACATAGCCGCCCTCATGCGCGTAAACGCCCATCAGGATCGAGGCCATGGCCGCCGTGATGATAATCGGTTTACGCGGACCCTTGCGCGCGGTGGCTGGCTTACTGGCCATTGACGCGCCCTTTCACCCAGCGAATAGCATAACCACCCGCGACATTGAGGCCGACGTAAAGCACCAGCCATGCGCATTCAGTCAGAAGCTTACTGGCCATCGGTCTTGACCTTCTCACGGATCGCCACCAGCACCGCCCCGGCCGCGATCCCGGCATAGGCGATGCGCCGGTCAAACCCGGCATATTGCGGCGCCACCTCGGCCAGATAGCCCGCAACGGCGATGATGACCGTCCCGGCCTTGGTCGAAACCTCGGCCCACTTGCGCTTGATCCAGTTCATGCGGATTTTCCCCCAAGGTATCTGTCGGCAACCCGGCCGATCATGCGGTCGAGCGTGTAGGGCCCGAGGTAACTGGCGAGGATGGCGGCGGTGACCGAGGGCTGGATGGCCAGATGGGCCCAGACGCAGGCGCCATAGGCGCTCCACCCCATGCCCAGCGCGATCGGCACATCGTAGAGCAGGGCGCCCGACCATGGCTTGCGCCGCCCGCGCTGGACCTCGCGGGCATGAAACATCAGGCGCCCCAGCACGCCACCGGCGCCGGTCCAGACATATTCGGCAGGAATTTGCGGTATTTCAGCCATTGAGCGCGGTCCCCCTGGACACAAAAAAACCGCCCAAAGGCGGCGCAAAAATTGAAGGCTCGATTTTACGGGTGGTGGATTATGCCAGCCTCCGGATCATCGGCTGGTAGATCCGCAAGACAAAGGAAACCGCCGTGCTGTTCGGGAAGGTCATGCTCAAATATGGGCGGACCCAAGCGGTGGCACCATTGAAGCCGTTCCATTTGGCATGGCCGAAATTGGCAATCGTGCCGGTCGGGGTGAATGCGGTTTTCAATGTAGTCCCGACAACCGTATCGCTGGAATCATGCGTTTCCCATTGCATCAGCATCTGGCCGGTTGTGCTATCCGTGCCGCTCCCGCTGAAGGCGGTGCTGAGGCTCCCGGAAACCAGCTTGATCTTGTTGTACCATTGCCAATGCTGGCCGTTGACAACATTGAGGGCGCGGGTCGGCTCCAGATAGACAGCCCATCCACCCGATGCGCTTGTCGTGCCGGAAACCGCCACTTCGATATAATCGCCATCCGCATCCACACCCACGCTGTTGATGGTTGTGGTCAGACCCGCCAGCCCATTGAGGTTGGCCTGCGACCATCCGGTAGGCCATGTGGACTGCGCACCGCCAAGCATCGTCTGATTGCGCGGAGCCACCGGCCACCGCGTCAGAGCCTTGTCGCGCCCGATCCGGCCGCCGCCGCTGTTCACGATCATATCGCCGATGATGAACTGGTCCGTGGTGCCCGAAACCACATCGGCACTCACGGAATAGCATTTCAACTGCCAGCTCCCCGGATTGGCATTCGGGGGCACATAGATAGGCAGCAGGAAGCGGCCAAGATTAGCGGGCAACGGGATATAGCGCTGAAATGCCCAAACCGATGGCGACGAATAGTTCACCAGCTCGATCAGCACGCGCGAAACGCTATGGGTCGGGGCCTGCTGCAAAGCGATCTCGACAAAGATCATCCCGCCAGACGCAAGGTTGGTGCCGTCAAGGCTGATGTATTTGCCCGCGCCGCTGTTCGTGTTGGTTGCGGTGACAATCTCGAAATCCATACCGCCATAGGGATCGGCCACGGCGGTGGTCGTTCCGGTGCCGTAAATCGTTCGCAGCGACGGACCAAGCCCGTTGCCGATCACCTTCAGATTGGGATTGTCGCTGACGGGATAAACCGGAATGGCGCTGGGGTCGCCCGGCCAGAACGATGCGTGATCTTCCATCCGCCCAATAACATGCGTGGAAAATGCAGTCGGCACAGAGCCGTCACCTTCACGGAAGATGAAATGGCTGTTGCTGTTGGTGTAATTCGCAGTCCGCCCGTTCGGAAACTCAATGAAATATGTATTGGTGCCGCCGTTGAACTTGTTGTTCTCCATCAAGCCATATTGAAGGTTGGAAATATAGGAACGGATGAACGGACCATACCAAGGGCTGATCTGGTTGATATGGTTATGCATGATTGTGGGCAGGATCAGGAATCCGGCGTCAGATCCAGCGCCCGAGGTCAGCGGCGGATAGCTGCCACGCCATTTGGTGGAATCGGACGTGTCCTCATTGGCGATTAGAATGCGCGGGTACGGGCTTCCGCTGGTCTGAAGCTCATTTCCGTATTTAATTCGTTTGATGCCTGCACCCCATCCAGCCACCGAAGAAAGACCGGAGCCACCGTCAATGTTCGGCTTAAGCCAAATATCAGCCTTGCGATTGCCAATGAAGTCAATCGTATCGAGATTATAATTGGCCGACAGGCGCGGACCTATGGCGACGCCGTAGTCATTACCACCAATGGCGCAATCTTTGATGGCCAACTGATCAACATACCCACCCCATGCGATACCACAGATTGCACCACTGCCGCCAAGCTGGGTATTATCGACTTTTAGGAAGGGCATATCAGCACTGGAATTGCCGATCCCGCATTCGGTGTAATTGGCAAGATAGCAATTCGTGATCCGCATATTCTGGCAGGCGTTGGTACTGGTCCGGGTGAACTTGAGTGCTCCCTTACCGCCCATGAATACGATGCCGTCGACATACATGCCCATCACCTGCCCGGTGACAGTCAGGAAGTACTTGCCTGCCGGGATACGAATGAACACAGTGCCCGGAATACGTGCCTTCATCCACAGCTTGCAGTCAGCCATGGTGAAGTCGCCAGCATCATAAATGCCGGGATCCAGCTCCATACCGTTTTGGAACTGGAAAAGGTCATTGATGCCGGTCGGCAGATTGTTGCGCGAAGCTACAATCTCATTCACCGAGGCCAAGAAACCGGCTTGGTCCGCCGCCATAGACGTAGTCGTTCCCGCTCCACTGCCATCCGCACCGCGATCCTGCGTAGGAATCACGGTGCGCGGCTTCAGGCGGTCGGTATAACCCGGTGTGGAAACCGCCCCTCTATCGACAGACGCGGAGGAACTGGTCTTGCTGTACATTTTCAGCACGCCGGTTTCGTCCGAAACATACCAAGCGCCATTGGCCAGCGTGCTGTCCGCCTGCGCCGCCGCCCGTGTGGCGCGATAGGGGAAGGGCAGAGTGGACTGGATAGCCTGCACCGAGGTCAGCGCAGCCTGCGCCGTGGTCTTGCTGGCATCTGCCGCTGTCGCGCTGGCGGCGGCGGCATCACGCGCGGTTTCAGAACCCGTGCGCGCGGTCTGCGCGGCGGTCTTGCTGGTGTCGGCCGAGGTCGCGCTGGCAGAGGCGGCATCGCGCGCCGTTTCCGCGCCGGTGCGCGCGGTCTGCGCTGCGGTCTTGCTGCTGTCGGCCGCCGTCGCGCTGGCAGAGGCAGCATCGCGCGCCGTCTCTGCACCGGTGCGTGCGGTCTGCGCGGCGGTCTTGCTGCTGTCGGCCGCCGTCGCGCTGGCGGAGGCGGCATCGCGCGCCGTCTCTGCACCCGTTTGCGCCGTTTGCGCCGCCATGGCGCGGGCCATGGCCAGACCCGCCTGCCGGGTGGCTTCTGCGGTGTTCTCGCTGATCGCCAGCACGGTCGGCTGAGCGTTGGTTGCATCGACAAAGACGGCCATCAGATCGTAACCCCCGGATCAACAGTAAATTTGCCCTGACAAAAGACGGCTTTGGGCAATCCTGCCGCCGTCACATGCATGTCCCACCACAGATAAATCGGGCTGGCCGGGTCATCGGGATTGACCGGCAAGCCCTCCATCGTCGTTTCATCGATCTGCGGCCGGATGGTGGTGGCGCCCACCGTCGCCCCGGTGATCGGGTGGACATAGTCCGCATCATAGGCGGCGCTGATCCCCTGCGATCCGGCGGCGGCATTGGCCAGCGACACCAGCGGATCACCCGTATCGCCCGGCGCCGCGCGGATCTGCATGGCATAGGTGGCATCCGACCAGTCGAGGCCCAGCACCACGATATCGGCATCGCCGCTCGCGCCGCCAAAGGGCACACGCCGCCACGCGACAATGCCGCGTTCGAAAAAGATGCTCATGTTCGGTTCCTCAGTTTGCGGGCAGGGCGGCAGGCACCGGGCGCCCGTCCTCGCCCATCGCCACATCGTCGGACAGCACTTCATCGGGCAGCAGCTGGGCCTCAGCCTGTTCGCGCCGCCGCGCCTCGATCCAGCACCGCGGCATTTCGCCGGGTCGGCCTATGGCAAACATCATGCGCTCCTCCTTGTGGCTGTCATGTCGATAGATCGGATGACCACCGTGCTGTCGGTCCCTGCATGCTCCAGCGTGATCACGCGGGTTCCGGCCAGCAGATCGAGGCCGGTACGCAGGATGGTCAGGATTTCGGTCAGGGCGGTACGGCTGCCGCCAAAGGCATATTCCTTGACGATTGTGCCATCGACCTTGACGCGGAAACCCCAGTCGCGGCTGCCCGAGCTGAAGCCCTGTTCGGCGTTGGCCTGAATATCGACCTGCGCATCGGTATCGAGAACGACATTGAGCGTGGCCACCGTGACCCAGCCGCCGGTTCCGTAAAAGCTGGTGGCGGGCAGGACGCGCACGGAATCGGTGACCGATCCGATGGCAAGCTGGGGCGTGTCGATGGTGCCGGGCAACACCGTGCCGCCATTGACCGCCAGCGCGCCCGCTGTGACCGGGCCATAGATCGAGCGCGCGCCCAGCCGCCCGCGTGAGCGATAGCGGACGCTGACCTGATAGTCGGTGCCGCTGGTGACCTGGGTGATTTCCTTGCGGGTGATCGTGGGCGCGTCGATGCTGGCCGAAATCCAGTTGTCATCATCGCCCGCCGTCGAGACATAGAGCCGATATTCGACCACCACCGCCTCGGCCGTGGTGTTGCTGACATCGCCGGTCAGCACCAGCGCCGGGACGGTTGTGCCGTCCGTCGCCGTCAGCGTGGTTCCTGCCAGCGCCCAATCCGCACCGGGCGCGGCCAGAGGATCGTCATAGGTCAGGCTGGCAATCGGCGGCGCCACGCCCGTCTCTCCCAGGGCAAAGGCGTGCTTGCCATCGGTTTCGCCCTGCACGGTATAGGTGATCGAGCCGTTGGACGGGTCGATATGGCGCCCGGTGATCAGGCATTTGATCGACCATCCCGGCTCCGGCTGAAACGTTACGCAATCGCCGATGGCGTAATTCATCCATGCCGGTTTGAGCGGGATCGAGCCCGGCCCCGCCTCGCGCGCATCGCAGATGTCATAGGCGGCCAGCTGCGCCACCTGATGCACATCCTGCACCAGCGGATAGCTGATTTCCTTGGTCCGCTCGCCGCCATCGGCGGTGACATAGGCGGCCACCTGCACCAGCTTGGCGCTGACCATTTCCCAATCATGCGCTTCGGACCGGTATTGCGGGATGATGCCGTTGATCCGAGTTTTCCGCTTTTGCGTGCCCGAAAAGGTGCATTTGCCGATGATGTCGGCATGGGTGATCGTGGCCAGCGAGACACGGGGCGCGCGGTTGATCGCGGTGATGATGCCACCCGCCAGAGATGGCCGTGCACCGCCAGCCTGAAGCATCGCCTTCAGGCTGTTCCACTGCGTATCAGGCCGGGTGTAAACCTGTCCGCCCAACTTCCACCCGCGCGCATCATCAAGGTTCGCGCCCTCGACAAAGCTGGCCACGTTGATGCGGTTGATCGGCGCGCCAAGGCCCGCCACGCGCACCCCGTTTTGCCACCGACCTAGGCACCAGGTCAGCGCGTGAAGGTGGGGGTTCTCGCTGTAAACATAGGTCGATTCATCCAGCGCGCGGCAGGAACCCGAACCGCCCGGATAGGTGCTGTCCAAACGCGGATCATAGACCAGCACGCCATTGACCAGCCAACCGGGCGTGGGAACGCTGGTGAGCGTGTCGGACGCCTTGGAATTATAGCAGAAGATGTTGAAGACCGAGGCGAGGCCGGACAGCTTGTTGTCATTGTTCCACCCGGTGAAGCCATCGGACCAGCCGGGCGCATAGGTTTCAGGGCAGAGGCCCAGCGTCCGCTGTTCCCAGATATAGCCGCGAAACCCGTTCGATGCCTCGGCCATGCCCACGGAATTGAGCGGATCGCGCACCATCCACGTCATCGTGGTCTTGTTCATGAAGCTGGCTTCATAGCCATGGATCGGGCCCAGCGAGAGCACCGTGGCCATGCCCAGAAACTCATTGGCCGAGCCGCGCAGCAGCTTGGCCACGATATTGCCCGCCACCAGCGTCCGGCCCATCACATAGGGGATGCCCGCATAGGGGTCGGCCTTCCATTTGGTCTGGCTGCCCCCGGTACTGGGCTTTGGATAGAGGGCCTCCAAGGCGGTACTGGCCGCGATTGCCGCCGATGTCAGCGCGATCGACATGGCCAGACCGCTGGAAAGGCCCAGACCGCCAGCGCCCAGCGTCATGGCGACGCCTGCACTGAAGGCGGCGCTAAGCCCGCCACCGGCCACCATTGCCCCGGCCGCGATGCCCACGCCCGTGGCCACCAATACCGCCGCCGTGACCACGATAGCCGCGACCTTCAGCACTTTCACTTGGCCGCCCCTTTCGGTTCAACGCGCCATGCCATCACCATATCCAGCGGCTGCATCACCACGGCCCCGCCCGGCGCGTCGGGGTGCCAGCCCACCACGCGCCCATTGCCCAAGGCCACGGTCAACGCCGCCAGACGGTCCGATGCCGCCACGCCATCGGGATCGCCGGGCATCTGGATAATATCGCCCACCAGCGCGGCGGCGGGGGCGATGCGTTCAAAGCCCAGCGCATCGAGCGCGTCGGCCATGGTGGTCAGGCCCAGCTTGTCCAGCGCCGCCTCGGCCGATTTAACCGTGCGATAGGACCGCGCCGGGGGCAGCTTGATACGATGGCCAAGGCGGCGCAGATGCGAGGCGGTGAGGCGGGCGCAATCGGCCTCGCCAAGGCGGAAGGCGCGCACCTTCCATTCGTCCAGCGTGGCCTGAGCCGCGCGGGCGCGCAGGATCAACGAATGTTCGGTCATGTGCGGTTGAACGTCTCGGCATAGCCCGGCAGGTTCGACCGGGTGTAAACAACGGAATTATCGACGGCCTGCCCCCATGCGAGGGTGATTTCGACATCGGTGCAGTAATCGAGCCCTTTTTCGCCGGGCCATACGCTTTGATGAAAAGCGCTGGACAGGCGGCGGCCTTCCTCGATCTGAAAGAAGCGCTCGCCCACACTGTTGACGCGATATTCAAGGCGGCGGTCATTTTCGCCCCAGGTGATCGTGGGCACGTCCAGCTCACCCACAAACACCTGATAAGGCGTGGCCACAGGCTGGCCGGTGGACAGATCCACCACGCCCACCATGACCTGCACCTCGGACCCCTGCACCGCCGGATCAACCAGAGCGGCCAGCGCGGTATCGGTGGCCGGGATCAGGCCGATGGAGAGCGTGGGCGTTTCCTCGCTCAGGCTCTCCTCGATGCCCTCGATTGTATCCAGCACGCCATAGACATCATCGCGGCCCTGATAGAGTTCGCCACCGATCATCAGCGCGCCCGAACCATCGAGAAGGCGGATGGTGTAATCGGGCAGAGCGATCCGTGCCGCGCCGAACAGCAACACCCGATTGTCCGCCAGCGCAGCGGACATGGCGGGCGGTAATTGCGACATGGCTTATTCGTCCTCTGCGATGATGATCGTGCCGAAATCATGGAAAGGCGCGGCGAGGCGGGCCCAAGCCAATTCGTTGCCGCTGATGCTGCCCTGAATGATCGGCGCCGCGATTTCGCAGGCATCGCCGTCCAAGGGGCTGCGGCGCAGCATCGGATAGATCGGCACGGTGGCATTGCCATCACTGTCGGCCACGGTGGTTTGCGCGGCGAAGTAGAGATAGCGGCGATTCGCGGTGACAATGGGAACAGCCTGCCCTTCGCGGATGGCATAGGACGGGCGCAGGCCGCGCAGGGCGATGGCAAAGCCGGTCTGGCCCGCGCCATCGACCACCGGCGAACCGGGCAGGCCGATGGTCAGGCCGTCCTGACGAAAATGCATCGCCGCGCCAAAGATCTTGGCCTGCGTCAGGCGTGAGGCCCAGATGCGGCCATCGGGTTCGGCGCGCATCAGGGGAATGGTCACCTCCAACGCAAAGCGTGAGCCGAGGCGCAGAAGGGTCTGCACCGGGCCGCCCATGAAGGGTTTCAACTGGCCCCCAAAATCGACAAAGTGGACCTTGTCCACCTTCACCCCACGCTTGCGGGGCAACATGATGGGGTCGGTCATCAGGAGATCCTTTGTTCGGCGCGCTGCTGCATGCGCTGTTGCGTCAGGCCGGGCGCGGCGGCCAGCGCGGAGCTGGCATGCTGGGCGGAGATTTGCGTGAAGGTCTCCATCAGTTCATTAGCCAGAATGCCGTTTCTGGCGTCGATGTTGAAATACTGGTGGACCGTCTGGCCCATGGGCGCGAGCGACTTGGCGGTGGGGATGCGCGGATAGGACAGCGTTGCGGCCGAGAGCAGGCCGCCATCGGCAAAGCGCGGGAAGGTGCCCTTGTTCATCGCGTCGATCATCGGCCAGTAATTACGCACCGCCTGCGCGTTGACGATGCCCTCTTCATTTGAAACCGCGATGGGGCGCGATCCGTTGACCAACGCAAGGATGCTGTCGCTGGTGCCCGTGCCCGGCCCGGAAATCATCCCGCTCGATAGGCGCACCCCGCCCGCATAGCCCGGCAGACCGCCCAGCGCGAAGCCGAGAAGGCCGCCCGAGGCGCGGCCGGTAACCTTGCCCCCGGTGGACAGGCCAACGCCGATGACCGACAGGATCGTCCTTTGTATGGCAATCCGCGCCAGATCGGCGATGATGCTGGCCGCCATTCGCTTGAATGCGCCGGCGGCGGTTTCCGTGCCCGACACCAGCCCGACAAGGCCGTCTTCCAGCCCCTTCAGGCCATCGACCTTCACCCCTTCGAGCGAGGCGTTCATATCGGCGGTCGATGCGCGCAGCTGCTGCCGATAGGTGGCCATCGGCCCGGCGTTCTGCTGTTCGGTCCGCGTCCGGCGCAGGTCAAAGGTCTGGTTGATGTTGCCGATTTCAGCCATGCCCTGATCGCCGGTCAGTTGGCCATCGGTGACCTTCTTGTCGACGGCAAGGATCGCCTGCTTGCGCTCATTTTCGAGGATCTGAAGCGCCAGCGTGCGCCGCTCAGCCGTAGTCAGCGCCAAACCGGACTGGGCCTGCAAAAGCTGCGTTTCGAGGCCAAGGGCATTGCGCTGAACTTCGATCCAGCGGTCTGCAACATCGCGCTTGGCACGTTCATCGATCTGGGCTTTTTTGGCCTCGGCCACCTCGCCTTGCTTATACTGCAAGGCGTCGATATCGGCCCGGCTCCACTTTTCCCGGCGCCCTTGCTCCTCAGTTGCCCGGCGCTCACGCTCGCGCGCGAAATCGACGGCTGCCTTGTCCAGACGCCCCAGCTCTTCCAGATCGGTGACATTCTGGCGCGCAATTGTGGCAAGCTCGGTAAGGCTGCGCGCATAGGCATCATCATAAGCCGCATCAGACTTCTTTTCGGCCTCGGCATCGCGTGCGGCCGTTGTGTCTTTCTTGGGCTTCTGCTTGGCGGCATCCCGCGCTTTCTCAATGGCGTCCATCTGCGAGGAATATTCAGCCTCGCTGATCAAGCCCTTGCCAAAGCGATCGGTCAGCGAATCCGCGCGCTTATCGAGATCGGCCAATTTCTTGCCCTGCGGAGTGGCGGCATCCTTTGCAGCCTGCGCAATCTGCAAACCGCGAGCCTTGCGCACATCGGTTTCGGCATTCAATTCCGCTGTCTGGGCATCATACAAATTCTTTCGTGCATCGGCCACGCGCTTGTCAGCCGTTTGAATGGCCGAATCCCGTGATGCACGCGCGGCCTCACCATTGGCGGGCCGGGCGTTGGCCTTCTGCTGTTCCGCAAGTGCGACCTGCAACTCTTTGCGGGCGGCGGATACCTGATTGGCCAGTTCAGCTTGGCTTTGCTCATTGTTGGCAACCTGAAGCTGTAGGATCTGCCGACGCGTCTTGAGCTGACGGTCCAGTTCGTCGCCCAGCTTTTTCTCTCTGGCGATGGCACCGTCGAGCGTAGCGTCAAACACGGCCTGCGCCTGATCGGCAATCTTGGTGCTTTCGGCCTGATCCTTCAGCTTTTTGGCCGCATCTCCCACCTTGTCATTGAAGATGTCGAGATGACCCAGCAAGGGCACGATGGCGACGGCCGCCGTGGAAAGAGCCATGCCCCAAGGGCCGGACAGGAATTTAATGACCGCGCTGCCTTCGCCCTCCATCATCTGAAAGGCGCCGACAATCTGGCCAAACTGCTGGCTGAAAACCATCATGGGCGGCATCCCGCCTGACAGGCTGGTGGCCACATCGGACACCTGAAAACTCAGATCGCGCATGGCGTTGCGGGTGGCACCGCTGACCTGCGCAACCTGCCGCTGGGCATTGGTATGACGGCCAAGCGCCTGCTCCATGGAGGCCAGCACTCCAGCCTGCACGCGCAGGGATTCGGCTTCCCGGTCGGCCTCCATGGCAGCGATCCCGGCCGAAATGCCGACTTGGCGCAGCGCCTGCGCCTCGCGCGTGTTGGACCCTTCCGCCTTATCGGCGGCGGCGGCCTGTTCGCGCAGTGATGCGGCCAGACGATCCTGCGCGGCGGCGCGCTCCAGAACGGAGGCTGACGTCAGCCCGCCAAAGGGATCAACAGCACCGCCGGATGCCGTGGCGCTGGCCGCCGCGCGTTGCCATTCTTTGACCTGCCGGGCGATATTGCGCCCGATCTGCTCCCCGGCGTTATTGCCTGCATCGGCCAGCGAGTTGCGGACCTTTTCCTGAATGCCTTCCAGCACCTCGCCGATGCTCTTGCTGGTGTCGGCAACGTCCGTCTGGGCCGAACGCAGCGCCGCCTTCAGCTTATCGGTCTGGCCGCTAAGGACAAGGACGAGGGGTTTGACGGCCAAGGGCTTTGCTCCAATAAAAAACCCCGCCGGTTGGCGGGGCTGGGTACACTATGTAAAAATACCTTCCGATAAGGAGGGCTTTATGATTCTCGCACCTTTAATCTTAGCACTTGCCGCCCAATGCGACTTGAAGGGGCTGTCCAAAAAAGACCGCGAGTTGCTGTCAAAAACGCCAGAGGAAATAGCATCAGTTGTAGACATTCAAGACGATCCATTTCAGCCCGCCTTGAAATTGCAGTTCGGACCATTTACTTCAAAAGATGCATTTTCAAGTTATGCTATCATTCGAAGTTTTGTGTCACGTAAAAATAAAAGTATAGATTATCAAATTTATGTTCGTGCCATATATGATGGCGAGCATCGCGATTATTCGACGGCTGCCTATATGGATGGCGATAATCCAATCTCACTCCGTGTAAACAAATTGGACACATCCGTTTTGTCGTGCGGCGCCTATAGACGATGCACTATTTCCGAAGACCTGACATTTGAAATACCTGAGCGAGTTTTAAAGGTATCAGCAGATCAAGCAAAGGTTTGCTCCGAAGATGGCTGGCAGTTTCGCTTGTATGATAGATTTGGAGACTACCAGAGCATTACTATTACCGGAACAATTGTTGCGGCTGCAATTCTGCGAACGAACTACGCGAAGACACTAATAACCGATAAGTAGTCAATTTAAGCCAACATCCAACCAGCTAAATAGGACCCATCCGACCGATAGGTTCGCAGGCCCAACCCCTTTACCGCCTTACCAAAGGTCACGATGCTGACCGGCGCACCTCCGCCCCGGTGTGTTCTATGCCAATCATCATAATCGGCGTAGAATATACCAAGGCGGGCACGGTATCCCTCTGCCACTGCAAGCCGCTCTCTGGCCCAATCTGCGATCCCGGCATCTTCCGCCTTCTGCGAGATTAGCCGGTGCGTTTCCTTAAAGGTCTTAAGCAGCGCCTCAGGGACAAACACGTCTGGAAATTCCATCACCCGCCATGCCCGCCGCCCGGCCTCCTTTCCGCCCAGTAGGCGAGCTTCGGAGACAAAACGGAGGCGGTCGCGGAAATCGACGGGCAGCGACGCCATCGCTTCGACAGGCTCAATTTCACCTTCATCATTGCTGACTTCCAGTGCGCGCTGGAGCTGCTGCTCCATGCGGTCAAATGCATCGATCCAGCACGCTTGAATATCGAGCGCCTTTTTCCCGGAGAAGCCCATTACCAGAAGCATGAAGCCCTTGCGGTCCATATCGTAGCAACGGGCAGAGCGCCGGGCGCCTTTGCCCGCGTCGATCTGAAACATCTTGCATCCAAAATTGGATGCAAGATCCGGCTTGGTTTTGATCTTCGTATCAATGGCGCGCAAAACATGCGCATGCTGCTTGCCAAAGTCCGCCGCCACGTCGCGGCTATCGGCCACGACGCGATCCGCCTCGATCCGCACCAGCGCGTTCATGCGGCCACCTTTGCGGCCATACGGGCTTCATCGGCGGCGATCTGGGCAAGGGCAGCATCGGACAGCTTGCTGAAACGCAGTTGGCGCCTTTTCCAGCGTAGGGCCATAATGCCCGGCGCCGGAATGCAGCATTGCCGATCAATCGCGGCATTCCATGCACCCAGCACGGCAAAGCTGGCGCTGTCGCGCAGAATCTTCAACCGACGCAGCCTTTCGTCATCCACAATGCAATGCGCCCGCGCATGTTCCACTTCTTCCATGCCCATTTGCCACATGATGCGCGCATCGGTATCGAGCCGGCGCAGCCAGGTCTTGCTTGCCGCCGGTTCTTCGCCCTCGGGCAGGGGCGCCAGAAGGGCGGCGATGAAGGCGCTGGAATTTTCGTTGCATTTTCCGGTCGCACGGGGGTGCGATCCGCTGTTATAGGCGGCATCAGCCATGACGTTGCTCCTGTAAAGCACGTTGCGGTTAGGGCGGCGGAGAGGGCTCAATCTCTCTTGCCGCCCGCCTTATATGGCGCTAGAAAATGCCTATGTCAACATTACCCAGCGCTAGAAAACCGCGAGGACGACCGAAGGTCGATGCTACGCCAGTCAACACGCGGTTTCCGCCCGAGGAGTTGGCTGCCCTCGACGCCTATATCGCCGCCCAGAGCGAACCCCTGACCCGCCCCGAAGCCATCCGCCGCATCCTGCGCGCCTCTCTGGACTCATCCGAATAGGTAGACCACCGTAAGCCCTTCAACGATTCGGAGGGTTTATGAGCGACCTTGAAGTGATTGTGGGCTATGGTTCAGTTCAATATTTCAACAAGGTTGATGAAGTTCCGACCACTTCAACAACAGAAGGCAATACCACGGTCAATGTTATCGGGACGCCTGAAATACCAGAATATTTTGGCGTAACGTTTTATATCACCGGGCGAGTGAAGGACGGTGGGCCGCTGGACAGTAATTCGTTCTTCTGGACGGAGAAGGTTCACGGCCTCGCATCGAACACTCCATATGCCGAAGTTGAGACGAAAGCAGCGAAACAGCTAGCTGCAAGTCTTCGATCTGTCGCTGATGCCGTTGCAACATCAGCTGGTCTGGATGGTGAGCAAGATGCATCATGACGATCACTCCTGATTGATCCGCGCATTCGCCCTTTGCCGCGCCTCGATCATGGCCCAGATTTCATGGGGCGTGGATCGCCAGAACTGATCCGCGCTCCACCCAAAGGCGTCCATCATGACGCCCATCAGCATGCGGTAGCGGGCATGGCCCTCTACGGGGTCTCCGCCACCGCGCGCGGCTCCCCCTGCGGGGTGTATCCGCCGTTCACGACATTGGCCATCACGGCGGACAGGATGCCCAGAACCTTTACCTGACCCTCGGCATAGATCAGGTCGGCCAGCGCATCATCATTGATGTTGGCGGTCAGCTTGTCATCCGGCGCGGCGCCCGCGCGGATAAAGGCCCCCGCGATGGTCCCCAGCTCGCGATAGCTGAGCGCCACCGAGCCCGCGCGCTGGACCAGCAGCAACATGCTGCCGCCCAGTTCCTCCTCGATGGCAAAGGCGGCTTCCGATGTGGGGCGAAGGACATATTCGACCCCGGCAAGGGTGAGGGTGGCCTCGCCGCGAACGGGATTGGCCTTCGGCCGGGCAGAACGCCCGGCCCGAGGTTTACGATTGACTGCCATTAGTCGCTCCCAGTCGGCACGATATCGATGGTGGGCGCAGCGGCCAGCGTCAGATCGGGGCTCCAGGTCGCGCCGGTCTTCTGGTCGTAATCATCGGCGAAATTGCCGACGCCCATGACGGCCTGAAACACCACTTCATCGGTGATGGTGTTGACCAGCTGAACCTCGACCTCGGGCAGGGCCAGCTTCTGCACGGCATACAGACGGGTATAGCCCGGATCGGGGATCTTGGTGATGCCGTTGACCGACAGGGAGATGGTCTTTTGGCCATAGGTGCCGGTCTTATAGGCGCCGTCGTCCTTCGAGCTGGTGTCGATGGCGTCGCTGCTGGATTTGCGGCTGACCTTCTGTTCGCCTGCGATGGTCAGGAATGCGGGCGTACCGGCGCCGTCCGAAATCTTGACGCGATAGTCTTTACCAAGTTGGTGGATAGCAGTCATAATGCCCTCCTCAGGCAGGTTGAGCGGTGAAAGTGAAGGTGGACAGGCCGGTGTAGGTCACGCCGTCGGCAATGGCCTCGCTGGCGATTTCCTTCTCGATCTGCGGGCGGTTGAAGGCGGCGCCATCGGCGGCGATGCGCTGATAATTCAGGCGGCGGCGAACCTGCCACATCATCCAGAGCAGTTCGCGGCGGCGGTTGCCGCGCCAAACGGTGATGACCTCGGCCTTAATCGTGCTGGCCTGTTCATCGCGGCTTGCGAAATCATCGGCCTCGATGGTGCCGATCAGGATATAGGGTGGCTGGGTGTTTTCGGGCAGATGCTGAAACACCTGAAGCTGGGCCAGATCGGGGGACAGATCATCCGGCCGATCCGCCGCGCCCGCCAGCGGCGCCAGCGCGGCGAACAGCGCGTCCTGCGACGGGGTCAGAAGGTCAACATCTTCGGCCAAGGTCAGGCTCCGACATCATTGAGGGTTTCGGCCCAGAAGCGATCCTGGACAGCGATCAGCAGCTGATCGAAGCGGCTTTCCTGATGGACGAAATGGCGACCTTCGCGAGCGCGCCAGTGCATGATATAGGTGCTGCGCGGATAGACCTTGACGCGGCCCTTCTGGACCGTGCGGCCCTTGCGCTTGTTGAGCCGAGTGACGGTCTTTTCGCCCGCTTTGACCCCGCCCTCCTGCATGATCGCATAGAAGCGCGGATCGCGGCCGGATTTCAGGTCGGGATAGCCCACGCGGACGCGCAGGCCGCTGATCGCCTGGGCGACGGTCAGCGCATCGCGAAGGCGGCCGGTGCGGACCGGCGCGGCGGCCATCTGAACCGCCAGCGCCTGTTCGCCCAGATCACCCAGCTCCTGCGCCAGCCTGCGCCGCGCGGCGGGCTCGACCGAGGCCAGAAACGACAGTGTGGCGGACAGGTTTTCGACGGTCTGGGTCATTCGGCCCTCACTACGCTTTCGTTGCTGGCCATGATGACCAGCCAGCGGCGGCGATAATCCGGATCGGTGGGCGGCGCGGTGACCGTCACTTCGGAGCCATCGGGCAGGATCACCTGATCCTCTTCGGAAACGCCTTCCTGCCAGCGGATGGTGATGCGGACGGCCTTTATGCCCTGCAAGGCGTGGGCGATCACCGATTCGCGGCCGCCCAGATCCTCGATGCGGGCATAGGGCTGCGCATAAATGATCGGGGCCTTGGTCTGGCCGCCCTTGCCGTCGTCCACCAGCTGCATGCGGCGCAGCTGGATACGGTCGCGCAGGGCGCCGCTGTTTCGCCCATAGTCCGCCATCAGATCACCAGATCGCGATAGGATGACAGCAGGTCGCGGATGCCCTCCGGAATGGCGCCATCCTCGGGATGGTCGAACCGATAGGCCGCCAGCATGATCATCGCCTGTTTCATGTCGGCCGCCGCCATGTCGTCCAGCATCTTGGTCCTAAACCGGATGGTGATGACCGACAGGCGGTTTTGATAGGACGGCCAAGCCGCATTGGGCTCCAACAGGACGCGCTGGGGCGAACAGGTGAGGTCGAGGACATAGGTGCTGGCCATCACGTCGCGCGAGGTGCCGTTGCTGTCCAGATAGGTGAAGCTGTCGATGGCCGTGACCGGCCCACGCGGCAGATCGATCACGCTGCAAAACCCGTCGAGGGTCAGTTCCCAGACCTGTTCGCTGATGGTCTTGGCGGTGTATTTCTCGATCTGGCGCACGACGCCGGGGATGACCATATCGATGGCAGCATCGAAGGCGGTGTTGTCCGCGCTGATCCGCGCCCACACCTTCACCTCATCGCGCGTGATCGGCGCTTCGGTGGCCGGGGTGACCAGTGTCAGACCCAAGATCGCCTCCTGAAAATCGTGATTGGGAAAATGGCGGGCCGGAATGGCCCGGCCCGCCAGTTATCCGGCATCAGGCCTGATTGGCCACCGGCGCCAGCGCCGGATCGCCAAGAATGGCGCTGGCCGCAATCGGCGTGGCCGTACCATGCGTGCCGCTGAAATCGGCGACCAGCTTGAGGTAGCGCTTTCCGCCCTTGTAACCGAAGCGATAGACGGCCGCTGCGGCATGGGCGGCGACCAAAGCCTTGATGATGCCATTGGTGATGCCGGAAACACCCAGCATGTCCGCATCGGCGACAGCGGTATAGGTGCTGTCATCATCCGAATGGGTCAGAACAAATTCAATCTTGTTCGTTCCCGAAAAGGTGATGCCACCAACACCGATATTGAGCGCGATTTCCAGCGAATCATAGCCCAGACGGTCGATAGTGACGGCGGTGCTGTCCGCCGCATAAGCCGCAGCAGCGATCGCCACCGCCAGCGCGATGTTCGAATGCATGTCTTCCATGGGATTTCTCCGCAAATTTTGGTGAAACGCCGGATCATATCCAGCGCTGGAAGGAGGCGGGATGCAGTTACAACCCGCCTAGGCGCTGATCAGGTCGAGCACTTGAGCAGCTTGATCGCCTCGAAATTGGTGATCCCGCCGCCCACGCGCTTGGTGGTGTAGAACTTCACATAGGGCTTGGCGGTATAGGGATCGCGCAACACGCGGGTGCCCATGCGATCAACGATCGTATAGGCGCGCTGGAAATTGCCGAAGGCAACGGGGAACGCGCCGGCACCCAGCGCGGGCATGTTGTCATCCGTCATCACCGGCTTGCCCAGAATGGTGCCGGGCATATCGGCAGTGGGCGGCGCCCAGATATAGTTGCCCTGGCCATCCTTGAACTTGCGGATGGTGCCCAACACCGCATCGCTGGTGACGAAGCTGGCGCCATTGCGATAGCCTGCCTTGAGCGAATAATAGAGATCCATCAGAGCATCGGTCGGGCTGGATGCGGCAAAGGCGGCGGCGCCGCCGGTGACGACGAAACCGACTTTGCCCCAGGCATAGGAGGAATTGGCAACCGGCGTATAGGAGAGGATGCCGCGCGGCTTGTTGATGCCATTGCCGCTGATGAAGGCGGCGCCTTCCTGTTCGGCAAAGGTGATCGAGATTTCATCGGCCAGCCATTGAGCAATGTCGATGAACCCATCATCCAGAACGCGCTGGGTCGCGGCCGGATTGGCATAGATCTCGCCGGTTTCCAGCTCGATCTTGCTCAGCTGCGGCGTACCCGTATCCGGGCGGGCGCTTTCTTCGCCGACCCAACCGGCGCCCGCGCCGCCCTGCGACACCAGCGCGGAATATTCACCGGTAGCCGTGCTGATGACGCGCGACAGGCCGCGCATCGCCGAAACCACACTCAGAACACGCGTGATGGTGCGGTCCATCTCTTCCGGCATCAGCCAGCCACCATCGGGATCGCTCTGGGTGGTCAGGCCTGCACGCACCTGAAGATCGCCCAAAGCGGCTTCGGCCGCCTGATCGCCGCGACGAAACCAGCGGTTAAAGGTCTCGGCATGCTGGCGCGCTTCGGCGCTCAGCGTATTGCGGCCGTTGCCGCCCAGCGCGGCGGCGGCGGCAATCGCTTCCTGCTGCGCATTGAGCGTGTTGGTCAGTTCAGTGATGGCCGCATTGATGCGGTTCACCTCTTCGGTGCGGACGATATCCGACTGACCATTGCGAACAGCGGCCAGTTCTTCATCATACTTCGCGCGCATTTCGGTGACGGCGCGATTGATGGCATCGAGCGTGGCGGCAGGGGTGGGCGTTTCAGCACGCACAAGGGCAGGGCCGCGAAAGCGGCGAATAGGCGTCATCATGTTCATGGTGGAACCTCTTTAAACGGAGAGCGTTGCGAGCAGCCGTTGCGCGGCGGCATGGTCTGCTTGGTCGAAGGCGCCTGCATCGCGCGCGGCGTCGGGTGGGGTTTGCATCGCGCTGGACCCCATCATGGCGCTGATCATCTGTTGACGATCGGCGCGGGAGAAACCGGCCTGCGCCAGCGCACCCTCGGTGCGGCGGCGGGCCAGAATGGCGGCATGATCCCGCGCATCGGCCTTTGCGGCCGGTGCGGGATCGGCAACCGTCGCGTCGGCAAAGCCCTTGGCAATGGCGTCGGACGAATTGAGCCAGGTTTCGGCATCCAGCAGCGCCTTCACATCGGCCAGCTTCATGCCGGTGCGGGCATGATAGATATCGGCAAGCGCGCCGTCGAAGCCGTCGAAGGTATCGGCCGCTGCGCGCATGTCGTTCTTGTTGCCCACGATCACGCCCCAAGCGTTGTGGATCATCAGGAACGAACCCACGCCCATGTTGATCGTGTCGCCCGCCATAGCGATGATGCTGGCGGCGCTGGCGGCAAGGCCCAGCACATTTACCGTCACCTTGGCCGGATGCGCGGCCAGCAGGTTGTAGATGGCGATGCCCTCGAACATATCGCCGCCGGGCGAATTGATGTTCACCGCCACTGGATTGTTGCCGATGTTGCGCAGCGCGCCCGCGATGCGCTTGGCCGTGGTGCCTTCGCCCGTCCACCAATCCACGCCGATCTGGTCATAGATCGTGATCGTGTTGGCGTCATCGCTGGCGGCGGCCTGCGGCACATCGGCCCAGCGGGAGAGAACATCGCTGGGCGCGTCCCACTGGAAATTCTGCGGGCGCGTCGGCATGGCCGCCTGCGGCAGGTTACGGAGCGACATTGCTATTGTCCTTGTTCGAGGTGCCCGCCGTGTTCGGCGGATCGTAATAAACATCGCCGCCGGGGCGCGGGTTTTCGTCTTCTTTGGCCAGCACCTTGTTCGGGCTGAACACGCCCCATTGCATGGCCTTGACGTAGCCTTCCCAGCGGGTCTTGAAGTCCGCACGCACCAGCGCGTTGCGGTTGAACCGGGCGTACAGGGCCGTGAACACGTCCCATTTCAGCAGTTGCAGACCGATGGCCTCTTCCCATGCGATGAAGCTATCTTCGAGGCTGAAGGTCACGAAATTCTGGGTCTGGCCGTCAATGCTGCTGCCCAGCTGGGTGTTGCCCGCCGTGATGCCGATCATATGGGGCTGGACCCCAAAGAACATGCAGACATCGGTGCGGCCGAATTCGCGGCCCTGCAACCATTGCAGATCCTTCGATGTCAGGGCCATCTGTTCGTATTCAAGGCCGTCTTCCAGAACGATGGCCTTGCCCTCGCGCGCGCCGCCCGCCCGATATTCGTCCAACTGTGCGCGAAGGTAATCCTTCTGTTCGTTGGTCAGCGCCTTGCCCGCAGGCAATTTGAACGCGGCCGATACATTGGCGCCGTTGCGGAACACGGTGTTGCCATGGTTTTCCATGGCCAGCATGCCGCCAATCGTCTCGCGCGCGAAATGCAGCACCGAAAGGCCGTTCACTCCATCCAGCGACAGGCCGGTGAGGTAGAACATGTCTTCCTGAGGATAGACGAACTGGCGCCCATCCTTGCGGGTATAGGTGAAAGCCAGTTCGCCGCTGTCAAGCTGCGCGCGCTTCACCCGATCCGGATGCAGCGGGATCAGCGCAATGACCTTGCCGCCTACGCCGCGTACCTTCACCGCATGGGCATTGCCGCGCAGCAGGACATGCGCTTCCATCATCCGCTTGAACTGCTGCGGCGTCTGCCACTTGTTCGGGCGGCGGCACAGCAGCTTCCATGCCTCATGGTCGGATGCATCAACGCGGGTGCGTTCATCAACCTTGCGTTTGATACCCAACGGTGTGTTGGCAACGGCGCCGGTGCGGATGCGCAGGCAGGCAAAGACCGTTGCGACCTTCAGCGCCGTGCATTCATTCACCGGTACGCCCGAATTCGACATGTTGCCGAGGCGCAGGGCCTGTTCCAGCTCCTCGGGCGTATTGATGCTGATCATAGTGCCCGAAACACCGGCGCGCGGGCCGTTGAAATAATCAGGCTCAGACGCAGCGGCGGATGGCCCGGCCGAAGCCGAACCCAAAAGGCGGGAAAACCAGTTCATGGATCAGAGCACCAAAAGGCCGCGCGTGGCATAGACCGATTCGCTGGGCCCGGCGGCTACGGGCGAACGCTCCATCAGCTTGATGGCGTTGAAACCGGCAATCAGGGGGTCGATCTTCCCCCGCCCGGTTGCCTGCTTGCTGATATACACGCCGTTTCCCCTGTCTTCCGATTTGGCATTGCCCACGCACCAGGTCATGATCCCCTGGCCGGGATGGTGAAGTTTGCCGCCATGCAGTTTGGTTTCCGCCGTCCAGATCGCGGATGAGAGGTTTTTCGCATTCTGGGCGATAGGTTCGATCAGGCCGGAACGGCCGCTGACAGCATCGCCCGCGTCATATCCCCGCTTCACAAGTTCATCGACCAGCGCCCCGATCAGGGCCATATCAAGGCCGATGCCACCGGCTTCGGGAAGCTTGTTGCTGTTGCGGATGGTATCCAGCAAATCGGCCGCCTGCTGGATGATATCATCCAGAATGGGCACCAGTTTCAGATCGCCATCACGTTCGAAATCAAGCAGGTATGATGCAATGTCCTTACGCAGGTCCAGCACCGACCGCACCGCCCAAGCGCGCGTCCACATCAACCAGCGCCCCGTATCCTTTTCGCGGCCGACTACGGTCAGGGCAAAAAGGTCATCCAGGCCGCCGCCATCAATACCGACCGTTACCACTTCGCACCGCGCCAGCAGCGTGGCCAGTGTCAGCGTACAATCAATATTCGACAGATCGGCCCTGTCGGACGGCGGCATACCCGTATCCGGCTGCACCTCATCATCGCACGGCACACCGGTTTGCGGAGCCGCGCGCGACAGCCAGTAATCCGCACCGCGCCACCGCGCCGCATGAAGGCCAAGGCCCAGCTGAATATTCAGATGCTGCGAGGCCCAGCGGATAAGCTCCGCCTCGCCTTTAGCCTCTGCCTCGGCAAAATTCTCTTCCAACAGGTCGAGGTGGCATGACAGCCCAAGGTTGGGAAGCACCATCGGCCACATTGCCGGGTTCTTCCATGGCCGGTTGCGATCCGTCTGGATCTCTTCCGGATACTCATAGAGCAGGGGCAGGGTATTGGCTGCCTTGCCCGTCAATCGCCCGTCGCGGATTGCGCGGGCCAGATCCAACTCTTCCTTAAACAGCCCGGCGGGCGGTTCATCGGATTGCGTGGTGATCGCCAGCAGGAAAGCACCCGGACGGGCCACCATGCCGCCCCATAACTGGCCCCAGACGCGGCTTGCATAATGGACCTTGCCCAAAATATGCAGTTCATCGACCAGCGCGCCTTTGGGGATTTCGCCCGTGACGATCTTTTCGTCGAAGGTCTGAACCGAAAGGATCGAGTCGGTGACCTGATCCTTGATCGTCTTGTTGTAAGCCTGAATATGAAATCGGTCTTTTAGAACCGGATCGGCAAGGATCATGCCCTCCGCCTGGGCGAAGGCACGGTTGGAAATCTTCTGTGTTGCGCCCAACAGCGAATAGCTCTGGCGCGGTTCATCATCCATCAGCAGCGCGGTCAGCATGATAGCTGCGCTGCCGGTGGTTTTGTTGTTCTTCTTCGGGATCAGGTTCAGCAGCTTGCGGACATGCCGCCGACCGTTCCTATCCAGTGAACCAAAGATGACAGCCGGAATTTCCCGCTGCCAGTTGCCGCCATGCGTCCGCAATTCCGGCAGGCCCACCACATCGGGCAGGCGCAGTTTGTTGAAGATCTTGACCGCACGGTTGGCCAGTTCGCGATTAAGCGGCAAGGAAGGGATCAGGCTGCGCCCCTCGGCAAGCCGATCTTTCCAGTCAGGGCAGGAGAAATCCCACCCACCGCTCATATCACCCATGGTCAGTTGGGGGCGCCAGTTGGCACACTGCCATGAAGCAGGGTTCCCCATTCATCATCGCCTACACCAGCGGTATAGGCATTCTCACGCCGGGTTTCCTTGAGGCCCTTGGGCTTGGCAGCTGCCTTCTGAGCAGCGGCAGGCTTATCTGCAAAACCAGCGCTATCCACCCGCATCTTTTCGGCAGCCAGCATCTTGTCCAAATGCTTGATAGCCGAGACGCTGCCACCCTCGGCTTCGGCTACTAAGGTCGCCATCATACCCGACCGGATAATGAGCATCGCGATCTCGCGGTACTTCACCTCGCGGGAAAAAACCTTGCGGAAGGTCTTGGCATCGCAGCCTAAAACGGCAGCGGCATCTTTAACCGAATGGCTTGATGCAAATAAGCACATGACTTTATTAGATTTTTCTTTTGTCCATAGATAGGCCGGTCGCCCTTGCCCCTTTGCAGGGGCCGGAACCCAGCCAAACAGGCCCGGTTCAGCGTCCGAAATTTCATCGACCAAGGAAAAAATCTCCGAATGGGGGGAGGGGCGGTGATAGACGGCCCAGACCCCCCGATTTTGACCCACCCCCCCCCTTTGGTGTTGCATCAATGTCACAGGTGGATGGTCGAGGCACCCTCGCTGCACCCATTCGACCCCGCGAAAGTGGCTGAAATCAGCCATTTTTCAATGATTTGGAGGCCTTGCGCTGGTCGGCCTACCCAGTCACCCGACCAACCCAACCCGCGCCCTCTTGGCCTCCTCGGTCTTCACCCCATGGTGAACCCTGCAAAGCCATTGCGTGTTCTTCGGGTCGAACCTCGCGCCGCCATCCCTGATCTCGCGGATGTGGTCGAGGATCAGCCGATGCTTCGACCCGCACACCGCACACCGATAGTCGGCATCCTTCCGCCTCGCATCCCGCAAGGCCCGCCACTCTGCCGACTGATAGATAGGCTCTGCTACCTTGGGCTTAGCCACCAATCGAGGCTTCGCCGCCACCAGCCGACCGGGCGCGGCCATCAGCCTGCGCTTGCCCGCCATGCCACCAAACCTTTCGAAGAGAGAGCCGGGGCATCCAGCGATCAACACGCGATGCCCCGATGATGACCTACGTTACCCCCAAACAGGGGTTGAAACGAACACCCTTTATTTAGGGGGTTGAGGGTTGAAGACTCTTGACACGTCAACCCCCAGCAAATCCGCCAATCTCCTGACTCACCAAGCCGAGAGCGCCACCAATCCACCCGCCCGCGCCAACCGCTGCAATGCCCGCTCATAGCGCACCCGTAACCCGTCTGTGGTGCCCAGCTTGGCATTACCGGGCAGCCTGCGCCATGCACCCAGCACCGCAGGCCAGAACCCATCCTCACCCATCTTGCGGCTCTTGTGGGCCAGCACAATGCCCAACAGGCGGCGCTGATCATCCGTCAGCATCATCACCAACGCACCCGGCTGGATGAACACGCGATCCATCAGATCGACCTCACGGCGGCTCAACGGGCGCCGGGGCGCTTCATCCGCCTTATAGTCGGTGACCGCATCACGCACGATCTCCGGCCACCAACACCGCTCTCCCGCACGCAGCCAGCCCTTTTCCCGGTCAGGCACCCGCATCAGCGCATCCCACGCCTCGATCAGCGTGTTCTCAGCCGCTTCAAGCTCAACGTCCTTTCTAGCCATCTTCCGATACCCCTACAGTTAACTACAGATTTCATATTCTCGCGTGGGTGCGCACACAGGCCCGGTATCAATTGGGCGCAAAGGTGTTAGGACTGTCGGAAACCCCGCGAAATCAAGCGCTCAAACTGTCTGGCCAACTGTCTGGCGGGTGTTTGTTCAACTGTTCAGTTGCCCAAAATCGCCGCTCTTTTTCCTGCCAGCTTCTGGTCCGATCATTATCGCCTGATAGTCTTTCAGACAGTTGAGCAGACAGTTGGCCGAACAGTTGACACAACATCGCTACGCCGGGCCGCCGAACGGATCATCATCGACATCAGGCAGGTTATCCCAATCCTGAGAGCCGGTGCTATCGCTGGCGCGCGGGGCACCGTGTGTAGACGCATAACCGGCCAGGTCGCCAGCACCCTTCAGGCGGATACCCACACGTTCTTTCTTGCCAGTTGAATGATTTGGCACGGAATAGATCTGGGCTTCGTTCAGGCGCAGTCCAAAGCTGGTCTGCTTGAGGATGTGATCCTCCTTATCGCCGCGCTCGATACAGAACTGGCGGAAGTGCTGATACAGGGCCGTAGCCTCCGACCGGGCTTCCGGATCGGTAATATCGCAACACCGCTCGATCCATTCGCCCAAAGCGCTGCTGGCCGACCAGAACGAGGCCGTAGCCCGTTTCGCCATTTCCGGCTCCGGTATGTTTCCATCGGCAAGCCATTCCAGACAGCCTTCGATCATCCAGTTCAGAATACCAGAACTCTCCGCCATCAACCGGGCAGTGACCAGATGCACCGGCTCATCCGCCACGCCGGGCGTGACGCCGAACTGCACCACCCACGGATAGAGCTTGAAGCGCCGGCGAAACCCGCGATCATCGCTGGGCGGCTTGGGTAGCCCGTTGCATTCCGCGATCAGCTGCCAATGCGGCTTAAAGCTCAATTCCGTGGTGGCATGGGCCCCGCGCGCAATCATCTCGCTGCCCGTGGCCTGCTTGATGCGCTGTCCATCCCATGTACTGCCCTTTTTGGGCTCATCCATGACTACCAGCCGCACATCGCCCGAAAGGCGTACAATGTCGCTTTGATGCGAGGCGCTGGCCTGTGATGGTCCTTCCAGAAACGTTTTGGGATCGGCCCTGCGTGCATAGGCGCCGTGCAGCTGACAGATAATATCATTGGTGACGCTCTTGCCGTCCTGCCCCTTACCCTGAAAGATGTAGAACGCCTGATCGGATATCAGCGCCGTCAGCGTCATGCCGTAGATCCGGCGCAGGGCTTGTCGTTGCACCGGATCGTGGTGCATCACTTCCATACGCTTCATCCATTCGGTGGGCACCGCATCGGGATCATAGGCGACATTGCCTACCTGCATGAAGCGATCGGCAGGCCGATGCCCCGGCTCGAAACGGTGCATCCATTCCCCTCCCGGCAATTTCTCGAACAGCAACGTTCCATTGGCGCAATGATATGCCATCGGCCTGGCATCGAAATCCCGCGACCATGCTTGAGTGATAAAAGGTGCCTCAACCACATCACCGCCCGATGCCTCATAATCGCGAAGACCCTTAAACTGGGCCAGCATGCCGGTTGTCTTGGCCGAATCGCCGGACTTCATCGCCCAAGCCCAAAGCAGATTGACGCGCTCATCCGCCATTTCCTTGCTGAACCTGCCGCCATAGACGCGGGCCAGCTCATCCGGCTCCGCCTCGCGCAGGGCATGAACTTCATCAGTGATGGCCATCGCCGCGCGTTGGGCATAGGAGAGCGCATGCGCCGGACCCACATCGGCGGACCAACGCACGCCGTCAAAGGCAATCCAGCCGCCTTTCCCGCCTGCCGCATCGGCCAGCCACAGCAACCGACCTTCGGCGGCCTCATACACCCGTTTCGCATTGCCCAGATCGTTCAAGGGCAATTTCGACCGCTCCAATGCGGACATCGCCTTCATACCGAGGCACCACCCGCATCGATCAGGGCATGAACCGTAGCCCGCCGCTTGATTTGCGGACTGGCCCCGCGCGGGCGGCCTTCAATCAACTGGGGCATCATTGCCTCTGTCATGGGCCCACGAATGCCCAACACGCGCCGATACAAGACCCGCTGCATTTCATCCTCTTCCCGCTTGGCCGGGCCGTGCTCCAGATCACTTTCGATATCCTGCACCGCGGCGGTGATGGCCTTCTTTTGAAAGCCCGCCAATTCGGCCATTTTCATCAATTCCCTGATTTCCTCGGTGATGGCGCGCCGCTCCTCGCGCCGCTTCAACACGGCCCGCACAAGAGCGATCAACCGTCCGGCACTGTCGCTTTCACTTTCGGGAAAGGCGTAATCGCCATCATCGGCATAGGTGATCGAGTGCAACGCCTGTTCGGGCACGATCTGGGGCACCGCGGATATCTCGCGCTCAAACCGCGCACGCCACAAGCCCAGATATTGCGCCCGCGTTTCCGGCTCCGAGATCTGCCCGGCCATATCCGCCAGTTGGGCCCACACCTGGGCAATGGCCTCTGGCGCCGACTCGCGATCGACCCCATCGGCGGTTGCCTCAAACAGCAATTCATGTGGTGGCTTGGCCGCTTCAAGGGCGCCTACAATCACCCGCTTGCCCATGCCGCTGGCATCGAGAAGCAACAAATCATCCGGGTCTTTGCCTTCCGGCAATAAGGCAACGCGCAATTCGCGCCCCGGCCCAAGCGCGGGCAGGGCCAGCTTCGCCGCGCGCAAGGCCGCCGCGCGCCCTGCCTTATCCCCATCGAACAACAGGATCGGCCGATGATGCACCCGCCAAAGCCGCTCAAGCTGCGCTTCGGTCAAGGCTGTGCCCATGGGCGCAACACATTCGGGAAAACCCCCACGCGTCATGGCCACCACGTCGAAATAACCTTCGACCACGATCAGCCGGTTCGCGGCCAGCGGTCGGGCCGCTGGTGCTGCACGATGTAGATTGAACAGTGTCCGGCCCTTGTCGAAAATCGGACTGTCGGGCGAATTGACGAATTTGGGCTGATCGCCCCGCCGCCCCGGCCAAACCCGGCCGCCAAAACCCACCAGCCTCCCGCGCGCATCATGAATGGGAATGGTGATGCGATCATAAAAGACCTCGCGCAGGCTCTCATCCTCGCGCCGCACCAACAGCCCGGCCATCACGCCCAACCGCTCACCAATGCCCGAACCGCGCAGCGACCCATCCTGTCCGCGCGCATAACCGATGCCGAATACCTCGATTTCCTCCGGCCCGATGCGCCGCTGGCTTAGATATTCCAGCACCGCACCAGCCGGTTCAAGCTGCCGGCGATAAATGGCCTGTGCCTTGTCCAGCGCGGCGCGAGCGGTGTCGATCCGTTCCTCGCGTTGGCGCTGTTCCGGGCTGGCCTCCGGCATATCGACACCCACACGCGCGGCCAGCTCTTTCACCGCATCAATGAAGCCCAGCCCTTGGCCATCCATCATCCACCGGATCACATCGCCATGGGCGCCGCACCCGAAACAGTGATAGAAACCTTTGGCATCATTGATGGTGAAGCTGGGCGTTTTCTCACCGTGAAACGGACAGCAGGCCTTAAACTCCCGCCCGGCTTTCACGACCTTGACAGTCTGACCGATCAGTTCGGACAGTTTCACCCGATCGCGCAGCGCGTCGAGGAATGAAGCGGGCAGGGCCATTATTCGCCACCATCCGCCAACAGCTGTTCGATTTTTTCGAGCGCCTTTCTGGCTGCCATAAGGCTGTTCACATCACCACTCCGGGCATGATCAACAGCGGCACTGGCCAAACCCTTGACCTGTTCTGCCAACTGCAAAACACGCCAGTTCGGCAACTTCCGCAACCGGCCAACCGGCCCGATATCATCCTGCGCGCTCATTCCGCCTCGCTCCCTTGATCAGGCAGGATCTGCACCCCGCTCACCGGATCGTGCCGCACCATCGCGGCCAGCTGCTGCGCCACATCGCGCCGTTCGGCCCGCCTGGAGCGGGCACGCACTTCCCTGTTCCGCGCCCGGCGTTTGCCGATGGCGCGGATGGCCTTGTTCAACTTGCTCATGGGTCACCTCAAACGGTGGAAATCACGTCACTTTTGCGCGTTGGTCGGCTCTGGAAGGTCATAACCGATTTCCTTCAACTGCTCGATCAAACCGGAAAAGATGCGCTGCATCGCGTGGACCTGCTGCGCCGGAAATGGCTCTCCACACACCAGCAGCACCTCGGCCGAGCCATCGTCACCGGCCAGAGCCCGCTCGATATCATCGGCCATGTGGTGCAGCCGCTCGCGCCCGACAAAGGCATAGCGCTCACCATTGCGGCGCAGACCTTCAGGCCAGATGCTCAGCCGAACGCGGATTTCGCCGCCGCCCACCACTTCCAGCCGCCCAACAAGGTTTTCGCCCTGATGCGTCTCGGGCGCAAAGCCCCACACGGCGGGCAATTCATGAATGGATTGCTTCATGGTGCGGCCACTCCGCTTGCGGTGCTGGCGCCCGTCTCGACAATCGTGACCACCCGCCTGCCGCCAATATCCCGGACACTGATCAGCCCGGCGCTGACCAGCTTGCGAAACCGATGCGCCGCCGCCTGCTTGTCGCGCAGGCCCAGCGCATCGGCCAAATCTGTGTAGCTGGGGCAGGGCATCCCCTTTTGCGCCGCGCGATCAATGGCCGCGAACATGCGCCCCTCGACCGTTTCGGCCATATCGGGCGCGATGGTCGCGGCCCGGCCCTTATCGCGCCTTGACCTCTCGACCAGATAATGCAGGCGACCGTTAACGCGCTGCTGCACCGTGACAACATCGCCCGCGCGGCGCCAAGCATTGACCTGCCGCACAACCTCATGCTCCGGATCAGGCCCGGCGCCCACGGCATAGATCACGCGCCCGCCGCCCGGTCCGGTATTGCGGAACCATGCCCTCAACTGGCGCAGGTCTGCATAAAGGGCCTGATCCTGCGTCATTCCCCCTCCTTCAGGATCTTCTCAAGCTGCTGCTGCAACTGGGCGGCGATGCGATTATGCGCGTGCAGTTTGTCGCTGCACCTTGCCGCCTCGCGGTGATCAATCCGGTTGTCATCGGCCAAAGACCGCGCAATTTCGCCCGATACCTCACCCAGCGTCTGGGCCAGCTGCATCGCCAGAAACGCGGGCGAACCTTCATCCGCCCCCACATCGATCGCGGGCACGAACACGCCGCCCAGCTCGCGCGCCATCGCGCAGATCACCGGCGGCAACTGCCCCTCGGCCACCGCAATTTCATCCATGGCGAAGGCACAATCGAGCGGCGGAAAAGTGTCCGTGTTCAGATTGTTCCAATCCCCCACGGTGGACCGGCTTCGCTCGACCGTGGCGGCAGCCCCGTCGATCCCGCCGCTATGACCAATCGCCTTGCGCACCGCGCGCTTGATCCGGGCGAGGGCGGGGCTCACTGCACACCGCCCTTCGGAGCATCGCCCTGCCAAGCGGCAACGAATGTCGGCAGTCCCGCGATAAACCTCGCCAGCACTTCCCCGCGATGCGGTTCCGGCAACGTGCCAATCACCATGCCCAGCGCATTGCCCACGGCATTGGAGATGACTTCTGCCACATCTATCGGATTTCGCTTCTGGTCGCGCGCTTCGCGGATCACTGGGTGCAGCTCGCCCAGGATCGCCGCAAACAGCGCCCGCGTCCGCTCCATCTGGTCGGACATGTCATAGGGCGCGCTCATGCCGCATATCCTTCGCATCCACCGGAGAGGCTTGCCGCCCCTCCGGCTTCCGCATGCGCAACCGTGGCATCACCCGGACCGGCTGCGACTCCGTTTGTTCCGGCGGACAAATCCTTGATATTTCCAGTCGAACCGCTGTTCGCAGTTGCGGTAGAAGTCACCTCATGAGCCCCCCGATACCTCTCCATGAAGTCCCTGATGCGCTTCTCAGTGCGAGAAAATACCTCGCGACCTTGGCGCATTTGACGGACCAGATGCCGGTCCCCAGTCGCGCCGACGCCAAGTGCGGTCGGGGCGATCCCAGTTTCGACGATGAACGTCTCGATGTCATGAAGCAGGCTCATGGCGCCTGCATAAGGTGTGATATGTCACACCGTCAAGAGGTGAAACGTCTCAACTGTTCATGCCCTATGCCCACGTGGGATACTGCACCCATGGGTAAAGCATTCGATATTGAGCGGTTTCGCACACGCCTGACATACCTGATGGAAATGCATGGCCTCGCGCCTAAGTCATTGTCTATCCGGGCAGGTCTGGGTGAAACGGCGGTGCGGGACATCTTCGCTCCAAAGCGCAAGGATGTGCATATCGGCACTGCGGTCAAGCTGGCGGATTACTTCGGGGTTACGCTTGAGGAAATGCTTGGCCGCGAAGATGACGAAAAAGTAGAAACATTTGAAATCTATAGGAACCTTGACCCGCAAATGCAGCAGCAGGCCAAGATATTCATCAACACCCTTCGCGAAACCTCTGCAAAATTCAAGCACAAGGGTGACGAAGATGACCAGCCCGAACCGGCCTGACTAGCCAGGATTGAACATGCGGCGGCTTAAAGCGGCGGGCTATGGCAGCATGGCCCGCCTTTTTTGTTGCCCGGTCGCTTCCGCAGGATATTTCCCCCTTTTTGATCAGTGTGATGGATTGGATTAGATTGCGGACAGTGTGATGCATCACACTTTTTGAGTTGACAAGGTGTGATGCGTCACACGATACAGGCGCCACCGAAAGGAGGCGCCCATGTCCCTTACATCGCCCGTTTCATCCGAACCCTCGCTGGCCGATATGGCGGCCGGTCTCTATCTTTCCCGCAAGGCCAACGCGCAGGCAGCGGTCAACGCTGGCCGCATCACCGCCCCCGAGGCCGACCGGGCGCTCCATCCGTGGCTGGCCATAGCCTGCCTATGCGGCGCCGATCTGCCCGAGCTGGGCGGCCTGATTGCCGAGGAGCGGGAAGGGCAGGCCATCTTTGGCGCCACCGTCCCCGTTTCCGATGGCCGCGCCCGCCGCACCATCGCGGATAACATCTTCCCCCGCGACCGCTGGGCGGGTCTGCTGACCCGCACCCGCGACAAGGCCGTCGCCACGGGCACCCCCGAAGCCCTCGCGCTCTACCGCATCGGCCTCGCACTGGCCTTTGACCCCAACGGCCACCCGATCCCGCCCTACGGCGCCAGCCACACCCCGATTGCGGAGGCGGCGTGATGGTCGATACCACCCAAACCGCACCCGCCGATCTGGTCGAGGCCGTTCGCGAAGTTCTGAACCATGCATATTACCTGCTGGACGACACTGCGAACGACAATCCGCCGGAGGTGTCGCAGGAATCATGGGACAATCTTTCCAAGGCTGTCGAAACGCTTGAAGGCCTAATTCCTCAGGAAGAGCAGCCATGCATCATCGGTGTCGCTGCCCGCTTGATTGCCGGGTCTGCACCTTATCCCGCCCACGCCGATCTGGTCGAACGTATCGCCCGCGATCAGGCCAAGGCAGATCAGCTTAACTGGGATGAGCCCTGCCTGCAGGATGCCGACAACGACATCTATTGCGAGAGCAGCACCTGCATGGCCGCCTTTTACGAGGACCATGACGCCGATGCCGTTCGCCAGCATTATCTGAGCCGCGCCAAAACCGCGTTCGCGACCGTACAGGCCTATATGGCCAGCGATGGGGTGACGCAGATGGATCGGGATTTGTTCGCGCACATCCTTCTGTCCATGAACGGAAATGAGTGGGTCTCAGAAGGCGAACTGCGGGACGCTCCTGACAGCCATCCTGCATTCCCTCACATCATCGCCCACCGTCAGGCCACTGCGATCACCGCACTCCCCAACATCGAAGGCCCTGCGCCTTTGCCCGTGTCGTTTTCGGAAATGGCAGAGCATTTTCAGGAAACGGGCGCGCTTGAGGCCGTGGGCGTGATCGACCCGCGCGATGCCCAAAAATACCTCGTCTGGTCGAACGAACACGCGGCTTGGTGGGGCAAGGACCGCCGCGGCTACACGCGCATCATTGCCAATGCTGGCCGCTATAGCCGTGACGAGGCCCTCAAGATTGCGGGCACACGCGATGGCGGATGGCACGTTCGCAAGGACAACCCCGATGAGATCGCAATCCCTGAACAGGATGCCATCGACCAGTATGCGGAGATTACGCGGGCGCAGGAGGGCCAAGCCTGATGCGCTCCATCCTCTCCCTCGCGCCCCGCGCCGATGAAGACAGCGCCACCGCCCTCGATGCCTATCGCGCCACGCTGCGCCGCGACGAACGCTGCCCGGTCTGCCCGGTCCGCTCGGCCATGTGGGATTACGGCCTGATCGTTCTGGCCGTGGTCTGCACGCTGATCAGCATCACGGTGCAATACGCATGACCGGCGCCCCAACCTGCGGGGAATGCCGCTGGCTATCCTCGGCGATGGGCATGGCCCCGCAGCGCTGCACCCGCCCGATCGGCAAAACCTTCACCCACGCGTGGGGCGAAGTGACCATCCGGGCCAGCAAAAACCCCACCTGCGAACGCGCCCGCGATCACTCGCTGATCATGCGGGTGGAGCAATGCGGCCCATCCGCCCGCTTCTTCGAACAGCGCCCCGCGCTGCCGCCGCCGCCCCAAAGGGGGAAATGATGCGCGGTGCCCTGATCTATTCCGCCCTGCTGGTGCTGGGCACTCTCACCGGCTGCGCCATCGCCCGGCTTCCCGCCTGGACCGACGCGCTGGCCCGCCTGATCCTCCTGCTTGCGAGGTCGATGCCATGAAATTTCTTCGTCAACCCGATGGCGACCGTCAGCCGTTCGAAGGATGGGTTGTTGTGCCCCATCTGAATATCACTTGGGGATTTACCAAGGTTTTGACGGCCCAAGCCATTGCGGCACCCAAGTATCTTTTTTCATGGAAGTATCGCGCCGGTTATTTCGGCTTCTGGCGCCTCAGCCGCCGCCGCGCCCTTGTCGAAGCGCTGAACCATCACCTTTGGCCGCGCTGCACTCTGTCCCGCGCCAAAGACAGCCCGTGGATCTGCGTCCAGTTCAGCCTGCGCGGCGACAATCTGCCCATGCTGGCCGATCTGGTGATGGACGGCGATCAACGCGCCCTGATCGACGTGCTGGACCGCATGGATGACTTCTCCCACTGCCCCAGCGGCCACTGGCTGTCTTTCCGCTTCCCCGCGCATTGGGCCCCGTCCGCGCTGGGCGATGCCCGCCCCGTCTGCTCCCATTGCCGCAACACCGGCGCGCTGGATTACGCCCATTTCGCGATGGACCCATGCCCCTGCGCCAATGCCGTCGCAGTCATGATCGGCGGCGACTGGCCCGCACCCGACTGGCCCGACGCGCCGCACCCCCTTTCACCGCCCGCCACCGCGCAGGCAGATAGCCCAGAGGGTCGCACCCAGGGCAACCCCACCCCGGCACCGGACAAATCCGGGCCGGGGCAACCGGGAAAGGGCGCCTGATATGGCAACCCGCCGCAAATCCGCTCCGCCGCCTTGGACACAGCCCCGCCGCCGCCCCGGCCCGGCGCCGCGCCACGGCGTGGCCGAACGCCTTGCCGATCTGGGCGCCCTACGCCTCGCCCGGCCTCTCACCGACGCCGAACAGGCCGAAGAAAACCGCCTGCACGGCACCCTCTACCACCGCATCCGCCGCGAGGCACAACGACAGGAGGCCCAGCGCCATGGCTAAACCCGCCGCTTCACCATCCGCAAAGCCTGCGGTGCCCACCGGCCCCGTCACCGGCTCCCCGCCGTCCATCGAATGGGTGGCGCTGGATCAGCTCAACATCGACCACGAATATCAGCGCGCAGCCGACAATGGCACCTCGCGCCGCCTGATCGTGGCGATGATTCGCGAATGGAAATGGCCCTTGTGCCAGCCCTTGGCCGTGTCGCGCCGCGATGATCGCACGCTGTGGGTGCTGGATGGTCAACACCGGCTGAACGGCGCGCGCGAACGCGGCGATATTCCGCATCTGCCCTGCTTCATCGTCACCGGCATCGCCCAGGGCGAGGAGGCGCGCACCTTCGTCGACCTCAACACCCAGCGCCAGAAGCTGAGCGAGAACGACAAGTTTCTGGGCATGCTGGCAGCCGGCGATCATTACGCGCAGCATCTGGCCCAGATCTTGCGCGACACCGACTGGCGCATCACGCGCGATAATAACCCCGAACGCTGGGGTGCGGGCGAACTGCAATGCGCCCCCGCGCTGGTCAAGCTGCTGCGCCAGCGGGGCGAACATCCGATCCGCTTTGCGCTGGCCACAGCCCGCGCCGCCTACATCGACACGTCCATGCGTCAGACTTCGACCATCCTGCGCGCACTGATCGACCTGTTCCCTGACACGCAGCGGCACAACATCAATTCCGCCCGCGTGGCGCAGGTGCTGGGCGCCACCCCGGCCACCGGATGGATCGCCCGCGCCACGCTGGAGCGCGACCGGCTGAACGTGTCGCGCGAGGCTGCCCTGCGCATGGCGATCCTCTATGAATGCGCGCCCAACCTGCGCCCATCGGCCCCAAAGCGAGAAGTCGCAGAAGCTTTGCCGAAGGCGACAATCATACAGGTGCAGAGCGTTTCCATGACGCCACGCCCGGCGCCCAAATCCCCCTTTAACGCCGAAGGCAAAGGCTGGTGCGACCAATGCGACAGCCTCGTCTCACGCGGCAAGGCCGGAGCCTGCCCCGACCGCCACTGCTCGTTGCGCCAATTCACCTGATTGGGAAGGAAAACGACAATGGCTGATCCCGCCATCCCCCTGCTTTCCGACCTCCGCACCCCACCGGTCATTCGCCGCACCTACATGGTGCCCGTGGTCCATTTCATCTATCTGAACCGCGAAGATGACTGGCCGGTACTTGGCCCGATGCATACCGATGCCAAGCACTTCAACTTTCCTGAGCCGCATTACCATATCGACGCACGCTTTTTGACCGCCGATCAGGCGCGCCTAGTGCGCAACTACATGCGCGGATCACGCTTGGCCGATGGGTTTGATCCATTGGCCGTCACGGTTAGCGGACTACCACTGGCAAAGCGGCGCGTAGCAAATCCGGTCGAAGTGCCCAAAGGGCGCCCGGAATTGAAGGCGCTGCGTTGCAGCCGCAAAACTCCCATTTATCCGTTTGGCGATAGGCCGCCCATGCAGGCCCTGCGCGCCGAATATTCCGATCCGGCCATCCCCATCCAAAAGCCCGATGGCCGCCTGCTATGCCCCCATCGCAAGGTGGACCTGTCGAGCTTCGCCCCCGATGCTGATGGCGTTGTGGTCTGCCCACTGCACGGCCTGCGCGTCCATTGCGCCCAAAGGGCAGCGGCATGAACCTCCTCGACCTCATGGGCGCCCCGGCGCAACCATCGGCCCGCGCCTATACCCCGCGCGCCATCCGCCCGATGTGGCGGGGTGGCGCCCCGGTGCCCGGCAGCGACAAGGGCTATGTCCCGCATCAGCCGGGCGACCTGCGCTGGCTGATCCACGCCTATCAGGACGGCACCCCGCTGGGCCGCTGGTATCGCTGGGGCCACGCCAAAGACTGCCCGATGTGGATCTGCATCGACCCGGCCGACGCCACCGGCATCAACGCCCACCCCGACACCCCGCCGACCGGGAGGGCAGGGGCATGACCTACCAATTCCAATCGTCCGACCTAAAATGCTCCAACCAATCCCATAGATGGGACAGAAGATGGACGGCTGGGACTAGGTCGGACAAAGACAAACGCTTGCGGATGTGTCGCTTCATTGCTTCTTTCCTTTCAAAAGAAGCCACACCAACTAATCCCATCGCGGCAAAGTTGGAGACGCGTTTGTCATCGGTTGGCGTGCTTCGCCTTCCGTTTTCGAGCCAATCGAATGGCCTGTCCTCTTGTGGCATTTCCAAAGTGGGGGCGCCATGACCGCCGAGGAAATCCTTGCCGCACTGGTCAAGCGCGCTGGTGACGGCATCTATGCCTCCGAACTGGCCTTTTCCCAAGGCGCGCGCCGCGTCGACTTCTGGACGATCAGCGCCAATTCATCCTCCGGTTTCAAGGCCGACGCCTATGAAATCAAGGTGTCCCGCGCCGACTTCAAGCGCGATTCCGCGATCAAACAGCGCGAAGCCCGCCTGTTCTCCGACCGCTTCTATTACGTGACGCCGGTCGATCTGATCCGCCCGGAGGAATGCCCCGATTGGGCCGGGCTGATCGAGTTTGACGGCGAGAAGCTGAAAACCCGCATCAACGCGCCCCTGCGCGACAAGGACGCGCCCTCTTGGGAATTCGTCGTCTCGCTGATCCGGCAAAGCGGCAACATCAACCGCGATGCGGACCTGCTGCGCAAACGCGCCCTCTACGCCGAACGCACCTTGGCCGAAGTCGAACGCAAGCTGCGCGATGCAGGCCACCAACCTTGGCAATTTGGGATCAACAAATGACCTACCCACCCAAAGACGAATGGGGCATGTCGGCCGAGGATCGCCGCTTCTGGCATTGGGATCTGGATCAGGAAGAGCGCCACCAGCGCTTCAAGGCGCTCAAAGCGCTCTGGGGCTATCGCGGGCCGCAGGTCGGGTATCTCGGCTGCATGGGCCACAGTGCCGGGAAGGGCGATGATTGGACCTTCTGGCGCGCCGTCCGCATGTCGTTGGCGCTGATCCTTGGCCGTCATTGGACCCAAACGCAGGAGGATGCCTACGAGCGCCGCACCGGCCGTCACTATTGCCGTTCGCTCGACATGTGCTTCTGGGACAATGGCCCCACCTATGGCGGCTATACCGTCATGGTCGGACAGCTCTGCGACGGCCTGCGCTGCGAAGTGTTCCACGATGGGGAATGCTTCCTGTGACCCGCGACATCTTCACCGCCGCGCCCGACTATTTCCAAACGCCACCTTGGGCCACACGCGCGTTCTGCGAATGGCTGGCCGGGCCAAGCGAGACGCTATGACCTCTGCCACATGCCCATCCTTGCTCCCGCGGGGTCAGCGTTTGCGACCTTCCAGATGCGATCTCGTCCAACGCGAGCTGCTTAAAATCTCCTATTCTGAGATTAACGCCATGCCGCACATCAGCGAGACTATCGATGCAGATGTCGAACCGGATGCGAAGATATTGGCCGTTAATAAAAATATTTACCCAATCATCTTTGCAGCCATTAAAAGCGGAAATGGTTATCATGTATTCAAAATCGCGATGAAACCCGGTGGTTTCAACGAGATCAATACTGCTTTGGTATTGCGTATCTGTCATTTTTGTATCCATATCTTGGGATTCTGTTTATCTTTAATATCAGAAAACCAGATTTCCGATAAAGGATGCCAGTTACGTAGAAATCAAAATTATCCACAGAATGGTAATGCTCGGCAGGCAAAGTATCAGAATGCAATAGAGCGTGACCGTTCGCTCCAATGTTGTGCCGCCATCCGGACTGTTCAAGCCGCATGACTGCCAACCGCTCCCCCGCCGTCATGGCCCAGCGCGCCCCGGCGCCCGATGCGCTCGACTATTTCCCGACGCCTCCATGGGCCACGCGCGCTTTCTGCGAATGGCTGGCCGCGCGCGGCGAACCGCTGTCATCCTTCCACGCATGGGAACCGGCCTGCGGCGAAATGCACATGGCCCATGCGCTGGGCGAATATTTCGAGGAAGTCCGCGCCACCGATGTCCATCAATACGGCAACAACGGCCTGTGCGATTTCCTCGCGCTCGACACCTATGCGCCTTGGCCGCCGGTCGAATGGATCATCACCAACCCGCCCTTTCTGGTGGCCGAACAATTCATCGCCACCGCCCGCCGCCACGCGCGCCGGGGCGTGGCCATGCTGGTGCGCACATCCTTCCTCGAAGGTCAGGACCGCCACCACGATCTGTTCGCGAGCGAGCACCGGCCTAGCCATGTCCTACAATTCTCCGAAAGGGTGGGCATGTTTCGTGGCCGCCTGATCGAGACAGGCAAGCCCGATCCGTTCAACCTGGACGAGAAGGGCAAGCCCCGCAAGGCCAGCACCGCCACCAGCTATTGCTGGCTGCTCTGGCTCCCCGGCCACGGCGACCGCCCCACCGAACTCCACTGGATCGCCCCCTGCCGCACCAAACTGGAGCGGGCAGGGGACTACCCCGCCTATCCCGACCAATGGGCCAAAATCGCGCCCGCAACAGGAGGTTTGTTCGCATGAAAACCGTCATCATTTATGGGCCGCCCGCATGCGGTAAGACACTTCACGCCGCCTCGATTGCTGCCCTATTCAACATGCCTACGGACCGGGTGTTTGATTGCGGAAAGTTTGATTACGGCCGCCTGCCGCCGAATATGCTGCCCGGCTATATCTATCTGGTGACGGACCACTTTCCGCCTAAAGACGTCGGCTGCGCTGACATTATCAAGCGCTATTCTGAACTTGGCTTGCCCAACATGGCCCGGCCCGGCCAACAGCCGCAAACCGAAGAACAGACCTTGGCCTATATCCGGGGACAAGGAGGCGTAACGGGATGAGCGCCCCCGCCCGCTTCACCCAGACCGACATTGCCCGCGCGATGAAGGGCGCGCGCAAGGCTGGCTTTTCGGCGATTCGCGTGGTTATTGAGCCCGGCGGCAATATCGTGATGGAGGCCAGCGAGGCCCCAAGCGAAACCGTCACGCGCCGCAACCCGCTCGACCGGCTGTTGAAAGGCCCCAGATGA